TCCCTTGGATAAGACACCAAGACTCAAGAAGGTATTGGGGTGGGCAACCACACTAACCATGCTGGCTAGCCTAGGTAAGGCGGCTCTAAGCTCACAGGTAGAGCTTGCTATGTCTACCCTAGGTACACCGGGTGACTTGGTAAACAAGCAGATTAAGAGCTACACTAGTAACTTTGCCCGAGAGATTCGTAGTGATATGAATAAGTTTGGGTCATGGTCTACTGCATCACTGCACTTATCAGCACTGAACTCGTTAGAGATACCACGTAATATCCCTTCTGAAGATCTTAAAATGAAGATTGAGAAGTATGAGAACGAGTTAGCAGCTAGCCCCGATGAGAAAAGATTAGGTGAAATATCTAATGAGCTTGAGTCATTGTACAACAAATATGCTGGACACAACCTGTTTGATCGTTTAGGTTACAACGATACAGGCTACAACACCCAGACTAAGTTCGAGTATGAAGACTCAAACATGAAGACTGCTATGCATCTGTTCTCGACAGTAATCCTTTTGAGGGCGCAGACAGACTCAACCAGATTGGCTGTGCTAAGTGTTGCTGGTGATACTGTAATGGGTAAGCTGCAGTCTCTGATGATGGTTCCTAAGGATAAGTGGGAAGGTATGTTCCAGCGTGGTGAACACATCACTAACGAGCAGGCTCAATCACTTAGGGAACTTGAGATGTATGGTATGGATGTGCCTATGATGATGGCTGCTATGTCTAAAGCAGATGGGGTTAACCTGTTCAATAAGGATGGCTCTATAGCTGATGCTTATAAGCCAATGTCAGAGAACTTGTATACCACCTTAGGTAACCTAGTAGACTCACGGGTGGTCAACCCGCAAGCCCACAACCTGCCTAAGTACTTCAACGATCCTCGTCTACGTGTCATCACAGCAATGGGGCGGTTCATGGCAACGGCACATGCAGTTGTACTGCCTAGACTCTACCGCCAGTACTTGCTGGACGGTAACGTAGGTATGCGCTATCAAGCATTTAGTGTTATTGCTGGTGCGTTGTTGCTAGGTGCTGTAGCAAACATGCTGAAAGACCAACTATCCTACGGGGAAGATAGCCCGTATATTAACGGGAAGAGAAAGAATATCCAGAGGACAATCAACTCGTCAGGTATTATAGGACAATATGAAAGAATCGTGGATAATGTATTCCCAATCTATCCACAAACTGGTGCTAAATTTTCCAATAACCCTGCATTATGGTTAGGCAGTCAAGTTACACAGGCATCCCCTGTGCTCAGCTGGGCTACTAAACCTGTTGCCGGGGCTATAGCCATTGGAGAGGGTAACACACCGAAGGGGATTAAAAGCCTTGTAAGGGCCTCACCACTTGTAGGCAGCTTCCCACAAGCAGCATCCTACATTTCATCACTATTTAAGAAGGAAAACTAAATGGCAACAATCATTCAGGGAAGACCAGTAACACGGGTTCCATCGGCTTCCACATCAGAGCGAATGCTCGCCTATCTTGGGGTGAACCCTAATCTGGTTCCACCGATTGAAGAGGCAGTTGTTCCCGGGGCAGAAGCCTCACAGCAAGCGGTAGATACTATTGTTCCGGAGATGCTAGCGGTACCCCCGCTAGGGGGTCGGGGGAACTCTGCCGTACAGTTCGCCCCACCACTCGAACCAACATCTACACCGGAAGACTTGGCTATGCTCTCTCAATCGCCGATGGCGGGTAGAGAACGTTATTCAGTTGAGAACGTGGGTGGTGTTCCCGTTATGGATCCTGCTACTGGTGCTAATAAGGTAACCCCTGTAGGCATGGATCAGTACGCCAAAGAGCGTGCTAACCAACTACAGTCACTACCAAACTATTCCCAGATTGATTCAGGCAAGAGCCCAACCGAGTATGCCTCTGAGGTTCTTCAGGAGCATGCCCGGTCTACTGGGAAGATGACACCTGAACATGCCCGTGAGATCGAGAACTGGGCGGATACTAGTGGTAACATCTTTGGTATCATCCAAGATAGAACGATGGCTAACCTGTTTACTCAACCTAAGTTCTTCTCAACCAACCAAGACTATCTTGATGCAGGGCTTAAGGTTCCTGCTGCTACAGAGTTGATTGTTGAGAACGGATTAGAGGGGCATGAGAAGAATATTGCCACGGCTATCGGTGTGGGTATGAGCATGGGTGTTGGGCAAACACTGATGTATAAAGATGCTGATACTAAGGATCCTGTTAGTCCAACAGGTCGTACAATGACTGATGCCAGACCACTTGTGGACATCATCAATTCCACTATGGCCTTCGCTCAGAATGCCTTGGATAATATGGGCTACAGTGTTCCACCTGAAGTTGTTCGTAAGTTTGCGACTATTCAAGCTCACTCTGAGATTGCTGATGGTAACCTTATCGAGATGAAGGATGAACGGGGTCGTTCGGTATTTGGTGCCACACCAGACACTAAGGACTACTCCCGTAAGATGTCTTACTTAGCAGAAGCCTTGAGTGGTGATACCAAGCGTAAGGGTGTTTCATATGCACCTAATATCTCTGGATCAACCTTTACTGCACCCGGTAGCCAGCTGACTAAGGGGTCCATCACTCCTGATGGAACTAAGGCAACTAACGCAGAAGTTGTGAAGGACTTGCTGTCATCCATCCAGTACGTTTACCGCCCTATGGATGTGGCCTACAAAGAGCTAGAGCTTAATATGATCCAAGAAGCTATGGAGCCTGAGGGTCGTTGGTCTAATAGTGAGTTTGCTAAACGTAACAAGGTGTCTAAAGCTAACTACAATGCGGCTATGGCCGAGTTCAAGCCACCAGAAGGGTATGACCCAGCAGACCCACAGCAAGTAGAGAAGTTCCAGAAGGACAAGGCAGAACATGCCCGTAGCGTTATCAATGATAAGCTTAAGCTGTTGAACTATGATGTCAACACTGCTAAGGGTATCGCCGCCCCATTCTATATCTCCTTGTTGCATGACAACGCTAACCAACGGTTCTACGAGAACACTCGCGGTGCTGATGCAACTAACTCTAAGACCGGTGTTCGTGAGATGCGTAATCCGTTGAACCAAGACTGGGTTCGTCCTACTAGTTTGTTTGATTCCAAAGAAGTTGAACGGATTAAACGGGAAGGCACTGCTGCCCTGTATAAGAACGGTAATGCTAGACAGACTGCCTTTGACAACATGAATATCTCTGATCTGAATGCGGTTGGAACAATGATTGCTGCTGTAATTAACTACAATACAGTAGTGAACTCAGACAAGACCGTGCTTAAGCTTCCTGAGAGTGTTCTGTTGGGTATGTATACCCCTGCTATTGGTGGTGCCTTGGCGCAGTTAGGTGCCCAGTACAAAGCATTCATGGCTAATCCTAAGCAGGGCGATCATACCAATATCAAGCAACACCTAGCGGCCATGCCTACTGGTGAAGCACTGGGTAATAAGAACTTGTGGGATAGCTTGGATTCTCTGCTGACCGGGTTCAATGATCCCAACCTCAAGCAGAAGCACGTACTAATGTCCTATCTGAACTTTGATGACGGTAATCAGAATGGTATCTTCTTGCAGTCTTTGTTCTATGGTGACTCACCCAATGCTCGTCGTCTGGGTACGTTCGATCCTACTCTAAACGACATGCGGCAGTTAGCTAGTGGTGTTATTAAGGGTGAGATCAAGAACTTACTAAAGGACAACCCAGAAGCACTCGCTGCTTGGGGTAACTTCTTTGATGATGTCGGTAAGGATGACAAGTTCGCGGCAGATATGTTCAAGAAGCCTATCATGCGTAACTCGTATGGTATGGATGCTTCCATGTTTGAGACCCACATCTTTGACTTCTTGGTAGAGAAAGAGGATGCATTTACTAAGCATGTACTAGATACTGGTGTATACAAAGACATGGGTGAGGCTGCAGCAATGCTCAACAGGGCATTAGAAGCAACACTCCATAAGATTGTTAATCAGCAGTATAGCTCAGTGGTTAAGGCGGCAGGTCGTATGATGGCAGCAGTTGGTGGATACCCTATTCTTAAAGCACCTGACGGTGACGATATGGTTCTTACACCAGTAAGTCTACAGGGTGTTAACCAACAAGCTAACGACAAGCTTGAGTACCGCACCCTGCTTAGTGGTGAACGGGTTATGGTTAAGAACAAGGCATACAAGACGGTTGATATTGCTACCGAGGGTGGTGACGTTATTAGCACACCAATAGCCACTCGCCAAGCCAATCCCGCGTTCCATAAGGGTGTACAGACCTATTACCACGATGGTACTGGCGAGGTATCTACCTTCAAGAACTTCGCAGGCTCAGGTCTGAAGAACTACATGGCTGTGATGCCTATTCAAGGTGCTGATGGCTCGCTGGTTAAGCTTACGACACTTGCAGTGAACAAGAACAGAACCAATAAGGCTGTTCTGCCTGTGTCCTACAACCACGACGCTATTAACTCTACGGGGGCTGGTGCGTTGTACTATCGTAACGCCTACAACAACATTGCCATCCCACAGGCCATCCCAGAGATTGCTAAGTTTGGTAAGAGGCTTGAAGCAGCTCTGATGCAAGAGATCCAGAAGACAAAGACTAAAGTATCTGGCATGGGCACTTGGATTGGTATCGGTGAAGATGGTGATTACCCGGGCATGGGTGGTTTGTTTGATGAGCTATACGAGAAGATCAGACCAGACGGTTCCTACAAGAACTACTTCTTGCTCCGGCAAGGGTATGATGTAGATAATAAGTCTGTTCCTTCTGATGTTAAACAAAAGGCATTGTCCTCATGGGATAAGTACTCCGGTAAGATCAAGGACGCAATCAACGAGGCTAAGAAGCTGGGTTGGCGTGAGCCCGGGTCTATTGATGAGAACATCCGGGCTGTTGCTGTTGTCAAGCAAGCAGACTATATCAAGATGATTGATCTGGCGGGTAGACAGCTTAAATTGTTTGGTGACTCCGACAGCAAGCTACACTCTTGGGCCGCTAACTTTGAGAACAAGGTTCTTAAGACGGGTCGTGACTTAGCCCTAGCCACTAAGCAGGGCGGTATCGGGCAGATGACTGCTTCGGGTGGCGCTAAGGCAATGTCAGCGGATAAGCTGTATAGCAAACCAATTACCGGGTCTCCTGAGCCAAGCACTACTAACCAAGAAGAAACCCCTTTCTAAATTAAAACCCCACAAGGTATCCTTATAGGACGCCTTGTGGGGTTATATTTTTAGTTCATTGCTTCTTTGATTCGTGACCGTGCTAACTCAGCTTGGGAGTCTGCTCGTGCCCTTGCTGCTCCCGCATCCATACCTCGACGGATATACTCGTTGTAGTTCTCTTGCTGCATCTTGCTCACTGCGGCTGCGTTGATCTTAGGGGTGCCAGCTAGCTTAGGGTCTAGCCCTAACTCTTGGCATACCTCTTCGTCTGTAGTGTCTCCACCACGGAGGGCATCTAGGTTGTAGTGTTTCATTTAATACTCTTCCCGGCTGATGCCTTTACTTTCCAGTTCAATTTGTTGAGTGCTTTGCTGTAGTCACCCAGCATAGTAGCTACACCAGCATAACCAGAGTCTTCTGCTAGATCATAGAGTGCTTGTGTTGACTCAATAAGCTCATCAAGCTCTTCGTTCATCTCAATCATCATTGACTTACTGTCCTTGACGCTGGGTTCAGCCTCATCTACTGAGGATGCGCTAATCAATTGCTCAAGGCTAGTTAGCACAGGCTTGTCTAGTTGCCTAATGGTTTCACCAAGGGTATCATGGGATTCCCACAAGTACTCATAGATCTCTTGGAAGAGCATGTGGTCTTGTAGAAAAGTTGGACCCTGAATATTGAAATGAAAGATGTGTGACTTAAAGTACACAAGAAAGTTATCTGCCCATAGCTTCTGAAGTGGTGCTGCGATAGCACCATTACTACCAGTACTCAACGGTGATTTATTTGTTGCCATTTGATTGTTCCTTATCTTGTTTCTTCTTACCGAAGATTTGTTCATAGTTATCCCTGTACTTCTCTTGATCTACAGGTCGTGGGCATGAGCCTTTACTCATCATTACTCCTTATTGTTCATTGCTGTTTACGCCTCAGCAGTATGTCTAACGTGCATACCGTATATTACAGGACGAGATCAGATCACCATCCTTTCCAGTGGGTTAATTAAGAATAACTAACTGAAGGGTATGCCTTTAGAGGCGCCCTCCTTTAGGTACCAGCTAATTTTCTTAGTTGGTACTCATACCACTCCATTAAGTAATTTTGTCTACCATACTTTTCCCGTAGCCTTCGTGATCTAAGATACACATCCCTTGGTATGGGCATATCTAATACATAGCCAACACAGGTATTCATCCAAACTTCCTTTCCAATAATGCTAAGATCTCTTCCAAGTCAATATCAGAGACCTCATCCAAGTCATCTAAATCGAACGGCTTGTCAGGGTATATCTTAAGCAACTCATCACGAGTTACCCACTGAGTATTACCCGGCCAGTAACCCGCATGGTAGTGCATGTCATCGGGGTATTCACTTCCTAGATCATGCATACACCACTCACACAAGCTAATTGTTGAACACCCTCAACCTGATCGGAGTATTCCTCGAAGTCATTCCAATCAATCCCGGCAGGAATCTTAGCAGCCATATCCTTGTACTCCTGTTCAGTGCATTCTTCGTAGGGTGCTTGTTGATATGTGCCACCATCGTCCGGCAGGAACGATACGCCAGTACACTCATCGAAGTGGTTATAAACCCATGACCCAACCTCCATCCATTCATTCTCCTTTATGGAGATAGTTACTGATGGATTATGGTCAGTGTACCATGTCTTGTACTTGAGCCATAGTTCTAAGTGTTGAATCGCCGTAAGATCCTTCTTAGTAAACCCGGCGCATTTCTGTGGAAACGAGAAAACCACAGTATCTTGAGGTTTCATAACGCAGTCTTCATGAGGGAATCCTTGCTCAATAAGGAAGGTAGTCATTGGATCCTTCTTATCCTGTCGAATACGACGAATGTAGAAGGGTGCATGCCCCGGGTGGATACCACTAGATGTCTGAGTAAGCTGGCTCACCGTGCCCTCAGGTTTGATCGTGGTGATTGCCTTTGACCGTGGGATGCCCAGGGTATCAGCCCAGATATTGTTTGTCTCTGTGGCACAATCTGATAGCTTCTTGAGGATGTGCTCAAGAGAGATGATAGACTCACCACGGAGGATTGGGTTGTCAAGGATACCAGTCATGGATACACCCAACAAACGCTCCTCTTCAGTGTTCTGCTGCCAGATCTTACGCAGATACGGGAAGTCAGTGAGGGTGGCTTGCATGGTACCCATGATAGTAGCAATGCGTACTTTCTCCAGCAAGGTTTCGATGGTATCTTGTGGGGATACTACTACAGTAGATAGGTTACAAAATTGTTGTGGACGCAATAAAATCTCTCCACCTTACTGTTACTTCGGTTGTTGCGTACAACCTACTGACCACTTGCCTGTGGCGGGGTGACTCTTCATTCACCCTCTAGAGTTTCTTTTGTTATACTCTAGATCAGACTATCGCATGTAATATGTTTCCACGTTCTATTGTATCGAATATTGTTTATAACACAGTGTTTAACATCAAAGATATTGGCAATTTCTTTTGTAGTTTTATCGGTGATTAGCAAGCTTTTAATTTCCTTAACTTGCTTCTCATCCAGAATTGCTCTACCATTCTTTGATCCGGCTTGTATACCTCTATAGATATCCGGTCGTTCTGAATGTATCTTCAATGCTCGTTTGCTACGGGCTTCTTTGGTGTCCTTCTTGCTTATGGCAAGTTTGGTTGCCTCAGAAGTTGCTTTCCTGTGCTTTTCTTTATTCTCGGGTATGTTGTACCAACTAGGTTCAACCCCTAACTCACCACCCATTTGAAGGTTTAACCCAATCATTTGTGTGGGTCTATAGTAAGCCTCTGCCAAGAGAGCTTCCTGTAAACTTAGGCTTTGATCCATCATTTCTATTTCGATATCTGACCAAGCGGTTGACTTTAAGAAACATACCAGAGGTGTCTGGTGTTTGTTCCTTCTGTGCCCACGAATTCGCTCAGATAGGTCTTTAGTTATTCCAACATAGCCCTCTGACATAACGTCTGTGTGACCTTTATGCCTAATCCAATATACTGTGTACATAATTACCCCTCTCACTTAGTCGTTCACGGTGAATAACTTTCTCCTATAGGTACCGGCTAGCGCCCTGCAAAGAAAACTATCCTTCCGCCCTGTCGCCTACTGCTAGGCTTCCAAGTCAATCAGAGAGGGTTTTAAATCCGCATGTAATTATTTACGGATTGACCCCATATTCTACGTCAGCACTCCGAAGACCCTTCTTACTAGCCTGCTTCTGTGCTGCTTCACGATTGAAGATACCACGTTCACCGGAGTGGCTATCATAGATTGACAACCATTCCTTCATGAACTCACCGATGGAAGGCTTCTCAGTGTATACTGCAGAGTTATTAGCTAGTGCTCGTTCTGGGGTATGCTCCCACCAGTTACCAGACTTAGCTGTGGAATGGGAGTAGCTATTCAGGTCACCCAAGCTAATGAGTGCGGATCGACGTACACCACCCACCACTACAACCTCACCAATCTTGCACATCAGATCATGGCACTCGATAGGTTTCAGCTTACGACCCTGAGCCTGTTTGAACTTCTCTACGGTGTATTCAAACAAAGAGACCAATGGGGCAGGACCACTAGCACGACCACCGAAGGTCTTGAGTGGTGCTCCGGCGGGACGTACCCGGGAGACATCCCAACTGAGGATATTACCTTTGTACAAGCTATAGAGCAACGTCTTGTATGCCTCGCACCAACCCTCTTTGCTGTCCTCTACAGGGATCTTGATGAAGGTGCAATCATACAGGCTAGGAACCTCTGGAAGCTTCTCAGTGTATTGTTTCTCACAAGAGAAGCCTACACCAGTACCATTCAACAGGATATACATGGCTTCATCGAACGATCGTGGGTCATCTACCGTGATATACGAACAGTTGTAGCCGGACACCGGTGATCGTTCCAATGCTGGGCCTGCGGTCATGACTGAGCGCATGGATGGCAGTGCCTTTAGACTGACAATGTTCTCATACAGGGTGCCCCAGATACGAGCATCTTTAGGGATCTTGTTGTCGAGTTTAGTACTGAAGTAATCCACCCAACGGAATGCTGTCTCATCCCAGTCTTCACGACGGTTCTGATCTGGGAGATAACGGGAGTACCTGGACTTCGAGATTACCTTTTGATACTGATTCATTTATTTTTCCTATTCAAAATATTGTTTCCTGCTGAGACTAATCGTGCACCCGTAACACTTTTGTTACTGCTATAAATACCTAATATACCCGGTATCTGGTATAGGCGTACACCTGAATTGAGTAATTCCACGGCCCTGAGTGCGTGCTCTTCCGTGTAATTGTAAGCCTTGAATACGTCTGGGTTACCTTGTTTGTTGAACAGGGGTTTAAATAGCTTTATTGTCGAGCTTTCCTTTTGTAAGGCGGTCGGCCTATCTAACATTGTTTCTATAATTACGGCTACATCTGCCATAGTATAGCCCATATAATACAGATCGGTTATCCATTTAGTATGATCTTCACTTCTGCTAGTGCCAGATGACGTTCCCGTTGCCCATGCACGGGATCCCGTTCCAATTCCTATATACATTATCTCACCAGTTTGTGGATCTATATGGTTATAGATGTAATACAACTCCTTCATGGGCCTCCTTAACAAAAGAAATACTGACTGTTTTGGACATCGTTTATATCCAGTGATCCGAGAACTGGTTGTGTTGCTGAGAAGCTAGGTTTATACTCCATCAAGTTATCTTCGAGTAGATCAAAGAAGTTTTCTACATCATACTGAGCTATGAAGGTCATCTTAGTGATGTCCTGCAATAGATCAACGTCAGACGCATGACAACTAAAGCTATCATGTACCGCAGCGAATGACCCATTGAATGCTACAATGGTGTTGGCCATGTGAGCAGCATCATAACTATGTACTACATTCGGGCTGATCCCCGAGGCGAATGATCTCCGGCATGGGATCTTCTCTCCGGTAGTCTTACCGACTACATCTATCTTAACCACATGCATGATCCTGCCTGTCTTACTCCCGGGTAAACCCTTAATGGTTCCCCTCTGCTTGTGCTCATGCTGAAGGTTTGCCTTGTATACGACCGGGAAACCGCTAGGTGTCTTCCAAGACAACTCATTAGAGCCATTAGCGAGTTCATGCTCAGCCATCTTCTGAAGGTACTTAGTAGTCTTCAGTGGTCCTTGGCATACCTCGTTGATTGAGTCTATGAGCTTACCAGCCAACATCTCGCAGTCATCTTCGCTGATGTTGTACTTGTGGTTGAACCCTAGCATATGCAGATCATCGTACATGTTAGAAGCTATCCGCTTCTTACCTGCTGAGTACGCACGAGTCATAGAGCCCCTCTTAGCAATGCCCTTGCGGATATGCTTCATGGGTATACCACGACTAGCGAACCAGTCAGGGAGTTTACCTACTAGGTTCTTAGCCACGGCTACGTAGAAGTCCTTCTGTACAGCTTCATTCGTGAGTGACACTAACGATCCTGCTGCTTTGTCCTTGGACATTGCTGCAAGGTGTTGCCAGCCATTGTTCGAACCATCGATACCCACGGGTAGCCCTGAGTAGTAAGGCTTGCCTAATGCTTGTGCTATGGTGTAGTTAAAGAGTTCTACACAACAAGATAAGAACCCATACGGCTTCTCTGCTTTAGGTGTCAACTGCTCAGCCTTACCCAACTTAGCAATCATGCTATAGTTCTCGATAGTCCACTGAAAACGATCCTCCATCGTCATCTTGTCTACTGATATGGTGTCCAGACCTTCTTCTTCCAAGTACTTCCGGTAGTCGGTTGTCGTCCAGCTAGGGATCTCATTGATATCATATGATTGATTAAATGAGGTTGCAGCCTTGATGCATATCCACCGATAGCCACTCTTAGTAACCTCCTTTGTATCCTCAAACAAGAAAAGACTTCTCGCAAGGTCTCCCCCTTGATAAGACAAGAATGATTCAGTGTAGTACATACGCCCACGGTAGTCACAAGATACCTCCTGATAGAATGTTTTATCCAGCAGCATTACTGCCTTCTTAATTACTTGCTCGTACTCGTACTTCTTGGAGATCAGTCGTTGTACTCGTGTGTCCCTGTGTCCAAGGAAGGGGGTGCCTTCGTAAGTGTATTCGCCCCTTGGGAGATCGCCAATTGGATACGAGCCGATAACGCCATCTCCATCAACAAGCTCGATAGTTGATTTTGGGCTTTCTGCAATTGCTGTGGCGAGTACTGCACCATTGATTTTCCATCCTTGCTGGCGTAGAACTTCCAAGGCTTTAACGAATCGCTCATTCAAACACTCCTTAAATTTATCTTCGTCAGTCCATCCCTTGATGAATGACTGGTGGGTTAGCGGGCTTTTAAGCCCCGATATCCTAGGTAACGGGACAAGGGATGTGCCAACGAGTACTGGCTTGATACTGTTAATGTCACCCTTGAGTAGCAGCATGTATGGCGCTTTGAAACCATCGTATGCCCTCTCGATATCTATCAAGTCATCCTGAAGAAAGGTTTCAATCAGGATGTCACCTAACGCAAGTATATCCTTAATATATGGGTCAATAAGCCGCAGCCTACTAGCCAGTTGAGTACCTATCATGGTGCTCACAAAGGTTAGTTTAACTGCGGCCATATGGGTTGCACTCTTATTACGGATACAGTACCGTGTTAATGAGTCCCATGCTTCCTCTACAATTTCCTCCAATTCGAATTCCCATAATGGGTATTGTGCCAGAAGTAAACAACCTTGGTTGTACATTTTTTCTGACTCCGGTATTACCTTATTGACTCGTTGAGCCAAATAAACCGATGGATCCATTAGATTCCTTTATGCGAAGTCTACCATTTCCTGTTTGTTCAATCGTCCAGTGCTAGTATTATAGCACACTTGCCCAGCATCTCCGGTGTCACCTGTGAACCGGGCCTTCAGTACTCGGAACTTGATGGTGTTCCTTTCAACAGCATCAGGCGCGATCATGTTACGGGCAAACGCAACGATGTCAAAGCAGATCTGTTTGATACTGCCTGAGCCCTTGATGTCATCAAGTGACGGTAGCCGACCCTCTTCGAATGCCTTCTGGTCGTTCTTACCCTTACGTAGGTGACTGATAACACCAAGCCAGATATTGTGCTTCTTGACAAGCTTAAGTAAGTCACTCATCATAGCATCAATGGCTTCGTTACCTGTCTTGTCTCCCTGCCCCTCACTCACTGCAATGGTGATGTGGTCCAAGATGATGTGTTTACACCCCATGAGTGCTAGGTACTCCATCTTATCCACCAGTGACTCATCACTCACTGAGCCTTGGTGATCCAGCAGTACGAGTCGTTCATCACCAAAGACAGCTTCGAAGGCTTCCTTCTGCTTATCCTCTGGCTGAGACTGTACAAGCCTTGTCTCCATCTTCATACCAATGAACTTCTCAGCGGTATCGCCCACTGACTCTTCCAAGGACACCATGCCTACCATGTTCTCGGTCTCTGATAGGATATCCAGTACAATCTCTTTGATCACAGTACTCTTACCAGACCCCGTGCCTGAGGTGAACAATACGATCTCACCCATACGCATACCGCCCAGCTTACTGTTCAGTTCATTCAGGCATTCAGGGTAGGGTACTGACACGGTATTCTTACGAGACTGGTACTGATCCCATACCTGCTGACCTCGAACGATACCTGCGGGTGAGAATGGTTTAGCATCAAAGACTGCAGCCATGATCGCGGATGAACCATGCTTGATGAGTACATCGCATGGATCCTTCTCAGGCAGGTTAGCTAGTCGTGCTTTATCGTAGCCAATTATCTTGGCAACCTCTGCTGCAGCCTTCTTACCCGGCTCATCCATGTCTAGCATTATGACTACTTCTTCGAACCCCCGTAGCCACTCTCGATTATCTAGTATAAGCTTAGTTGCTGATGCGGAAGGTAGAGCGACGACCGGATAGAACTTCTGGTACTTATCATACTGAGCTTGTGCCACCGCGAGTGCATCCAGTTCCCCTTCGGTGATAACGATTCTTCGACCTCCTGTGCATGTGGATTGGCCAAATAGTTGTATCCCATTGAAGTCTCCAATGATTTGAAACTTCTTAGGTAGCTCTCGCTGTTTGTAGGCCACGACCACACCATCCTTAGTGTATGGATAGAAGTGCGAATGGATAGTGCCATCTTCCGAGTAAGATACCTTAACACCATAATGCTCAGCCACCACTTTAGTGATGCCTCGTTCTTTAAATCCTCTAGTGTCATATGATTTGATCTCGTCTAGTTTGTGCATTGAATAGTTCTCAGTCTTAAGTACGATAGCTGCGTTAGGATCGATTAATGATGACCTCTGACAGCTAAAACAGAAGCCCCATGTGTCGCCTTCTTTCCATGAGAAGGCATCATGGCTTGTACATTTAGGACAAGCAGATTGTAACCATCGTGACATAGTTAGTTCCAGTATTGTTTATCTTCAAGCTCTTCTCGACGTTTATAATCCTCTTTCTTGGTTGCTTTCTTCTTTACAAACTGCTGCTCACGTTCCTCGTGGTGATCCAAGGGGGTTTCTTCCTTGGGTTCTGGTTTTGATTTCTTCAATTCCCATGCTCCCGAATATAAGTGGCGGCTATTGCTAGCTGCTTGTCAGTAAAACCGATACCGTACAGATAACCCATAAGGAATATCTGGCTTTTACCGGGATCCCCTTCATGGCGATTTAGATAGCCCATGATATCGTAGAACGTGTGCTCTACGTCTTCCCTCTTATAGAGGTCTTCAACAAGCTTCTTCATTCTTTAGGCTCGATAAATCGTACAGCAGCTACATTAGCATTCCAGAACATACGCTCCCCATTAGGTAAGAGTTGACGTGACAAGGCATCATACTTCCAGATGTACTTCGCTTCTAGGTAGGATGTCATTGATCGTGACTTGGTCCATGCTAGGATACGGAATACAAAGGAATCAACACCTTCCTTGCGGATGAACTGCTTGAGTTCCTTACAAGAGCTAGTGTACTTCTCCCAGTCACTCTCACGATAGATCTTCTTCTTACGTTTCTTACCTTCCTCGGTTATGCTTGTGTAAGTAGTAAGCTGCTTTCTTCCCACGTATCTCCTCCCGGAGTCGATGTGTGTGATGAGGTAGATGAAAGCAAAATGATCTGGCTCTCGGGGTGTGTCACTGATCCAGTGTCCGTACTTGAAGTAGTCTTCCATGTCAATCTTTCTTTAAGTTCTTCGAATGTCATAGGGCGCAGGTCTTCTAACCTGTCACGGATGTAAATACAGTTTACACACCTGACAAATTCTTTCTTCCAGTCACCCGGCTGTTTAATAGACCATGTAGCCACTGTAGCGTCCCATAGTTTCTCTACAGGAACTGGGTCTAGGATCTTATTAGCCCCTACTGGGCCTACCTTCCAGAGCCCTCGGATGTTGTCAGCCATGTCCCCGGTAAGGAACTGCTTGAACATGAACCGATAGGATTCTTCTGGTGTAGTCTGGTATACTTCGTTCTTACGGAAGTTATGATGCCAACCTACTAGACCATTTAGATCTTTGTCGATGTGGCTAATTGTAAAGGTATCACCATTGAGGGCGGCATCCTTAGCAGTGATCCCACAAAAGTCGTCAGCCTCGCCACCATCACTCTGTACGCAGAAGGTTGCTGCATACGCATAGAGTTCCTTGAGTGTCTCTTTCTGCTCATCTGATAGGTTATCCTTTCTGTTTGCTTTGTAGTCATCAGTGCATTGATAACGAAAGTTGTCTTTGCCCTTGATGAATACGTATGCGGTATCTGCCTCGACCGATTGGATTACTGATTCGATCTTACTGACTAGATTCTTCTGATTCTTCTTGTGATCTTTGGATACACAAGATAGTTCGTAGATCATGGAGTCAGCATCGATGATTGCTATGTGTGTCATAGATATTGCCTCAAATAGGTTCCAGCATTCTCAATTATCAGTAGGTTATCATCAAAGCTTCCTATCGCTGTGTTACAGCGGAAGCATAAGATACCTCTTACTTTTCCTGTGTTATGGCAGTGATCAACCTGCGCTGTCCCGGTTGCGAATGAAATAGGTTTATGACATATACCACAACCACCTTTTTGTTCTGCCAGTAGTGCATCTCGTTCGGGGGTTAGGATACCATATGCTCGTTTGTTATGCTTGCATTGTTGGCACAGTTTGTTGTAGATGTATCGGCCTAATTCTGGTCTCCAAGCAGGTTTAATTACTTGGTTGGAGCATCCTTCTGTTTTGCAAATAGCATTTGCTTTTGTTTCATTCATAATAGTCCTTAATGCACTGCAAGGTAAGTCTTACCAGACTTAGATTCCCCTGCCATACAAGTTACATTAAACATTTTCGGCCCCTCCGTAAATGCTTCCGCCAATATTTCTTTAGTTCGTTCAACATCTTCGTCTTTAACAACAAACTCTGCTTCGTCATGGTAGTGCATTATAGGGTAGCTCATGATCCCTTCTTCAGCTAGCTTCCTGCTAGCCCACACCATAGCTGCCTTGCAAGTGATTGCTTCGGTCGTTTGTAACAGGTAGTTAAGCACTTGATGGGGAGACGCAACAAAGATAATTCTACCGTCTAACCCTCGGATGTGCGCCTTATCAGATCCAAATGCAGAGCCTGTTCGGGTGTACTCGTCTTCTAGGGTTGTTACTAATCGCTTCATCCCGGGTACCGAGTTCTGGAACTTTTCTTTCATCTGAGCACCTAGCTTAGCATCAGTCTTCCCAGTCAGAATGTTACCTAGCTTCCCTGCACCAGCACCAAACAAGTAAGCAAAGAAGAAAGGTTTGCTGGCTTTACGGGATACCCCCAAGGCATCGGCATTTCGTTGATGGATGTCCCCATGTACAACCTCCTTAGTGAACTCGTCGTTCCCTAGGTAGTGACACAGGGCACGTACTTGGCACCCGGCTGAGTCTGCTCCCACAATGCTTGTTCCCGGCTCACAAGTAAGCAACTCGCGAAGTTCTGCGCCGTAGGCTGAGTCTTCCCTTGGAATATTGCAGACAATCTCGTGCCTGCATCGAAAGCTCGGAGTCCCAATAGTCCACATACGTCCATGTAGTCGTCCATCACTGTTCTTTGCAGCATCAATCCATCCTTCTAGAATGCCCTTGCGAGAGCGTATGGTATAGTATTCACTGATCATCATGGCTTCTGGGCCTAGCTTTTCGAGTGATGATTCAGTGATCTTAGGTGACTTATTGATCCATTTGTTACCAACCTTCTCCACATTCCACTCATCAGGAACCCACCCAATACTGTATAGGTAGCTCTTTACGATCTCAATTTGACCGATTTTACCTTGCTCAAAAGATACTCGGCTGTACTCACCTTCAATCGGACGATCGGTTCTTCCACGTTCTTCCTCAATCCCGAAGTGCTTGACAGTAGCGAGGGTATAGCAACCGTCTTTTCTCCATGCGGGTTGCTTAGTAACTGTTCCATCGGTTCGGACGCACTGTAACCCGATCCTTGGTTCCAACACGCGTTCAATAGCTTCCAGTTTATCATCGATCTCTCCTAGTAGTTTGATAGCACCATCCATATCGAACTTCCAGCCTTTGTACTGGATGTCTGCTTCGATCTTAGCAAACTCCATTTCCACTTCCAGTCCTTTACTGAATAGTGGGTACTTGGTCATAAGCTTCTGGGCTTGCTGGGTTAGCTCCTTGTATACCAAGACATTCAACTCAACGTCTCTGATGCAGTACGTAAGCATCTCTTGGGTGTACTGAGTGAAGTCACTGAATTCAAGCTTAGGGAACTTGAATTTCTCACCCCACCCAGCTAGACCATGTTTGTGGTCCCTCTTGTACTGCAAGAGCATTGACATGATCCACGTATCAATCACCCTCACGGATGGCGCAGGTGACCAACCTAGTACCTTCTTAAGCACCACGTTGTCAAACCCAATACAATTGTGCCCAAAGATAATGTCAGCTTTGTTCAACTCTTGCAAACCCTCGGCCACTTTTGGTAGCTTAGGGTCGTGGTCTGAATAGGGTTTCACTTCTCCTGTATCAGGATTAACTAAAACAAGGCACCATATCTTGGTTACCCTGTCTAGTAGCCCGTCACATTCTACGTCATAACAATATCTTAATTTACTCATAGAATATCCTCGCCGTATTTCTCGGCATATAACCCTGATAGGCACCTAGCCTCAATCTCTACAGGGTCAAAGTAGTAGCATTCTCGATGATCTTTCTTGTCCCAGTGTGCACCCTGTACCTTAAATCCTTTTCTACCTGTAAGCTTTTGGCATACATGCACCATCTCATGACAGAGGATTTCTACGTAGGCATGTTGGGTGTAGACGTTAGGCTCCCAGTTTTCAATCCAAGGATCACGTACTTGAACTAAGATCTTGTTGAAGTTTCTGGCTCGACCTATCTCGAATTCCCCTTCTATAGGCTCACACCAGATGGTTAAACCACTGGTTGGAGCATCGTCATCCATCTGGATTAGACAGAATTCGACCATGACCTTCTCTTGGGTGACTTCAAGGTGAAACCTCTCTACGTAGTCGGCAAGGATATTGTGGAATAGGGTTTTGATCTCACGGTGGTTGTTGGCTAGGGATGTAACGTGGACTTTGACGTTCTTAGGGTAGACTACAGGAGTCCGGACTTTGCTAGCCATTCTGGATCTGCCAGTTGGTTATGGTCAACAATTTCATTGTATTTCCTTTGTATTTCGGCAAGATCAATTAGGGCTTTAGCGATTGGTTTCTTTTCCCAACCATCAAAGAATAGGGATACAATCAAGGTATCCTCTTCGATTTCTAGTTTCATGGTGGTTCCTTTAGGTACCGGCTACTCGGCGTCTATTACATCAATCTCGTCTTCCGGCATGACGTAGAAGTTGTAGATTTCTGCTGCAGCTTCTGCTAAGGCTACTCGCTGCTTCCAGTCATCTTGAAAGTCTCGGCTGAAGATTGGAATGCCTTCAGGTGTCCCAACCATCATCGAGATGAAGTTAAGCAGTTCTGCTTTGAATTTCTTATTTGCCATTAATAGTTACTCCTAATAAATCGTTCGTAATATTGTTCCCAAATCAAAGGTTCTTTGTTTGTAGCCTTTTGCATACCCCTTGTCTTCAGCCATCACCTCTTTTTGTTGAAGCCATAGGAAGAATTCACCTTGGGTTGGCCGCTTAGTATTACCACATAACCGTTTGTACATTTCTGTTTTAGTCACATATCCTCCGGTGATCTCATACCAAGAAATATCGGATGCCTAGGCTTGTCCTTAACACCGATAACGAATGATTTATACTTTACAATTTGTCCTATGAATTCCCCTTTATTGTCCCAGAAGTGTTGTCTTCCTCGGGCATCAAAGCCGCTGCCAATGTTGAACTGAATGTTGGATACAAGATCTTGAACAATGAGTGCTCCCATAGTCCCCTTTCCAACCATGCCTGCCTTGTGTATTGATCGGGAGGTTCTTCCAAGTTCGTTGGTGGTGGCTTCATTGGCATTGTGTTGTTCCTCTTCCATTCCGATGATTACTGCTTCACCATCTTCAAACCGTTTAAGCTTGTAGGTGTTGTTCTCCTTGAGAGTGGTACGACCTTGTTTGTAGGGTGCGTCAGGGTTACGGATAATGATACCCTCGTAGCCCTTGTCTAGCTGCTCTTGTTCGTAGTCCAGTACAGCCAAGGAACCCAAGCACCATGCACCCTGAAGCACCCGGATGTTATCTGGTAATGCCCTTGCTCTGGTCAGCTCTTTGAGTGTTTGTTGACGATCATGGAACCCCTTATCACTCAGGAAGAAATCAAACACAAAGAAGTAGAAATGCTCGACTTTATCGTGACTCATTACGACAGAATTAGTGTCGCGATATACAGTAGGGCTGATAGCATCACCAACAATCAATTCACCGTCATATCCACCCAAGCCAAGCTTAGTGAGTTCCTCTCGGATATGCTTGTTGGGTACATCTTTTAGTGTACGTGTCTTTGGAACACCATCGATCACCAGACAACGAATCCCGTCAAGCTTTGGGAAGCACATGACGGGGTATTTGAGTGTGTCTAAGTCGGGTTTATCTCGGCAGAGAAGCATTGGTTTCATTCGAATGCCTTCCCGGGTGATGAGAACAGTTCAAATCCTTGGATTGGTGCGTAGTTTTTTCCACTTTCAGCGGTTACCCCGTAGTACAAGACAACGTTCTTTGAGATTTCCGCTGACAGGCTAGTAACAATTGCCTTACGTACACCACCATTATACTTATGGTATACGGTATCACCAAGGTTAAAGTCAAAATCAAGTTCGTATTTCATGTTAATCCTTAAAGTCAATCTCAACGTATTCAATATCAGCATCAGGCAGAGTATCAGTTAGGGAGCTAACTATCTCATCTGCCCAATTACCCTGTGGTCCTCGGTAGAGACACCTGTTATCATAGAAGATCTCTACCCAGCTATTACCAAATTCTACTCGGATCATAGCACCTTTCCTTCTTGCTTGTACTTCAGTAGAGCATCCAGATACCACTTAGCCTTGCTCAACTCTTGTACCTCTTCGTCCTTAGACCCACAGCGCATCAAGTACTTATAGATCTGCCCAAACAAGTGTGATTCTACCCCGTCTTTCCCCTTCAGCATATACACCATCATTTCCATGTACTGGAATCCAGGGATGATATCTTTGTAGTGAGGCGGGTTTACTGCGTCCTTAGGTTTAGTACTAATAGCCCTATCCATTTCTTCACTCATCATAGCCCTTGTAGTTGGATGTTTGTATTCCATTCGTGGGTCAGTTTTAAAGAACATATTGTTCATCTGTTCGTCATAAAAGTCAGTCATTAGATCCTCCGTTGATTTTTCCCATAGACCCTCTTTGATTTTACTCATATGTAGATCTTTCGTTTAGTGAATAATAGCACCCAGATAATACGCAATGACATCACGTAGATAAAGGTTAGGAATATTGCTTTAAACATTAGTGATCCTTAAAAGAAACCCAGTACCATAAACCATAGATAGCAGTGATCATTAGGATTGGGATCATGCTGCGGGTGCTCCATCAGGCCAGTTGTCATCATCGTTGTTGAATACTAGGTAGGCAATTACTAGTACTACAGCTAAGAGAATGTAGTCGATCATAAGGTTGTTTCCTTTAGCGAGTATAATTTGTAGTCTGTTTCAGGGTACCTCTCGCGTAGATTGGCTAGCTCTATTCTCATTTCATCAATCTCTGTTTTGTTATCATACATTACAGAGGGTCTGCCATCCCAAACAATACAGGAGTCATCTCCATTAAACACAGCATGCTCTCTATTATCATCCAGCACAAACACTCTTGTGATTATGTATTTCATAAAAAGTACTCCATAACAGCGTCTACTGCATCATGCATATCCGTATGAATCTCAGTAGCATACTGGCTGATGAACGGGTGAACCCACTGCCCGGGAGCAAGATACACAATGATTATTTTGTTCTTGGTATGGGCGTGAGCGCACTCAGCCACTGTACCCCATTTTGCCCCGGGAAGTTCGTTGCTTAGGTTTACCAAGAGAACCGACGAGTGATGTATGTCCTGTAGGTCACACTTGAAGACACGAGCGTCTGCATGTGCACATTTCGAATCAATGTAAGATACTCGTCGTGTTGGATCGAGGACATCAATGTTTCTAAGAGCAAGTCGGACTTTCGCTTCATCTCGCCATTCATTAGCTTCGAGTTTGGTGAGACCTTCGATAGGGCCACAGAGGTATACATGTTGGCCATGTGGGAAGTGTTTCATTTAGTATCATCCAAGGTCAGCATCACTTCTACTGTCTCATCATCGTTCAGCTTAATAGAGAACTCAGGAGCAAACTGATGGATCCCATTAATCTGATCTGAGAAGTAATGCATGATTGCTTCTAGGATTTCTGTTTCTGAGAGGGTAATTTTCATGTCAATTCCTTATGTATCTTCAAATCATCAGCAGTGAACCACAACCCACCTTGAGAAGCAGGTCGTTGGTGACTGGTGTATGAGTGAATTTCAACCACACACCATACCCGATCTCGCTTAGATAGGTGGGGTGCAATGGGTTCAGCACAACAATGCCAACCGGGTCGGAAGGCAAATCCTTTAGTTGGGTGTTCTTCTGCATCGTACACTTCTCCTTTGTGTAGTCGTTGCTTACGGTTGATGAACAGTGGGCCGTATGACCCGTCTTTTCGTTTACGAAATAGTTTGTAGGCGATCATAGTAGTTGCTCAAGCTTCTGAGTAAGATGAATTAGGATATCCATCCATTCAGATTCATTGTAATGTTCTTCTGCCCACTCGATCATATCGGTGAGCAGCTCTTTCTCGTCATCTGTTAGTGTGATCATACACTCACCGGGTCGGTCGTAGACACGACCTCCTTCAAAGCCTTCTTCCAAGCCTTAGCCTTCAATGCAGCACCCGTACCGAACATAGCTGAATCCATGCGAGTATCATTACTACGTCCACGCAGATGATCCACAACGTAGGTGACCCCATTGATAATACCCCACATAGTTTCTTCTGCACCTTTGCCATTCTTGTATCCATCATAAAAGTTCTTGAACATACGCGATTCGTTAGCATACTTGTTAGCTTCATCAGCATCAAGGATTTTACCAGCAAGGAACTCAGCGTACCAATGCTTTGCTACTTCATCAGTGACTTTCCAGTCGTGCATTTCATTAGCCATTCCCGCAAATTCGTCGAATTCGTTTTCGATTAGCCCCAAATCCATTTTGACTTGTTCAGCATTAAAGAAGGTGGAGTGAGGCACCCGGATAGCTGCTTCTTTATTGTTCAAACATAGGCTCAGGGTGTTGTTGCATACTACTCGAATAGAGGTGTGCTTAACGGTGGTTGCCATAGAGCCATCAGCACTTGTAGCAATTAGTATATAGGATTTAACAACATCTGTATTACCGATTGTTGTCTTAATGCCTGTAGATGCGAGTGCCCAGAATCTAGAGCTTTGTTTGATTACCCCTGCGGTGTTAAGAACAAGTTTGTTTTGATTGCAAAGATCAGTAAAGAAGCCCATTACTTCTCGGGGTTGTACTAGGTTGTAGCCTTCGGATACTGTTGAAATTGGCTTGTGGCTATCCCCACGATATAGTACATGCTTTGTGGGCATGTTGTGGGTTAACCCGTTTTTATCGACAAAGCATACTGGTGATCGTTCAATATGGAAGTCCATACCTGACGCGGTTAACCAAGTTTCTTCGCTTGAGTTAACAGGTACAACCACTTCTAGCCCATGCCATGACTGGTCAGTTCCTTCTAGTCGGCCCATTGTGTACGTTCCATCTTTGCGTTGGTCTAATTCGTGTGCCATAATATCTTTCTGTTAGTAAAAAAAAATAGGGAGAAAATACAATTAAGTATCTTCTCCCGGTTTATCGTGTGAAAGTGTGGTTTCTATTGTGCTTACGTCGCCCTGACAAGCAGTTGTATATGATCTCAGGGCTAAACCCTAAATCTCGCATTTCTTTTTGGTTGTGCAAAATTATCTGTTCGCCCGTGTCCCTATTGGTAGCTGTTACAGGCCCTTTGTATGTTGGGTTGTTTTCTCCGGAAGTATCTTTCTTTCTCCTAGCTTCAGACATTTTCTGTCTGTGCTCGTCTGAGAACTGCCTTCCTTTCTGGCTTTCAGATATTCTTTTGCATTGCTCTGGTGTCCTTTTAGACCCAAGGTTCCAGTTGCTGCCTAGTTGCCCGTCACCACCTTCGGTTAGGTTGGCTAACTCGTAGCCTTCTTGCTTAAAGAATGAGATCATTCCCATTTCGTACTTTAATGCATCTTCATGTGTCTCAAAGTGTTTTAGGTAGTCACTAACAAACCCGTGCTTGGCTACTATTCTTTTCCAGAACCTGTTTCTGCCAGAAGACACATTCTTTCGTCCATCTTTTCCTTTACCTATGTAGAAGGGCCGAAGCTCGTCTTTTGTAAAGTGTATGTATACATAGTGTTTCATTTCGTCCCTCCTTTCTATTAGGTACCAGCTAATTTACTCCATATTACAAGGGATATACTTCACAATATGACAGCTATTCCTCACAATAAACGGCTTACCAGTCTTGTTCAAGGTAAAGCCATCAACCCGATACAGGCCCACTCGGGATACTGCAATGAGATCCTGATTGATCACATTCGTCACCCGGTAGACCCGTGTGCCTGTCGGTTGGTAGACCTTTGCGAATTGACCGTTTACGAATTGGGTTGTCTTCGGGAATTTCATAATCATTCATCCATTGGTTATAAGGGTTATCAAAATCAAGTTCACCTGTGGTGTATCCAACAGGTACAACTACGCTCTCAGGGTTCATCTTGGTACAGTTCCACCTCTGTCCATGCAGCAGGGTGGCAGATTGCTCCAAGGTGATCACGACAGAGCGAGTACATACCATCTATATGGTTCAAGGTTAAAATGTCACCTAGGCCCACTTTCATGGAGAATGGAGCGCCTTCTGCTTGTGGATCAATGATGACAAATTTGTCACCACGCTTCAGTTCGTATAGCTTAGTCATCGTAGTCTGGCACCGGGAAGTTTTCTTCAGCATCCTTCTTCATTTGTTCGTAGGCACCATCAACAATCTCGTCAATGGCTTGTTCAGACAAGAGGTCAGTGATGTCAACACCATGAACTCTTGCTGACCAAAGGACTAATGACTCAGGATAGCCGGGGGCTACGTCTGAACCTTGGTCTTCTGGCTCGTACTCAAGCTCACAATCAATCCATCTACCTTTTACGTCATGTTGATATTCGTATAAGCTGTTCATGCATTCTCCATTACTAAAATGATCTGCTGGAATGCCTGCATAAGCATCATTTGGTGTTGTGGCTGTAGTTGATGCCATGTTGGTTTGGGTGGTACACCGGGTCGTGTTTCAACCCATTTCAAACGCATAGCCTCGTACATCTTTTCTACATCAGACATTTCTGTGCCTCCATTGTGATTTCCCTAATGTTGCTACAAAGGTTCTCGATAGTACCCAAATCGTACTTCTCGTAGTTACGTACTGCTTGGTAGCAGTTCTCTAGTGCCCTCCAAGCCTCATCAGCATGTACTGCCTTAGTAGCTTCATGGGCTTCTTGCTCCATGTCAAAGGTTAGTGTTAGTTTGCTCATTCTAGTGCCTCTTTTATCTGGTTGTAGATTTCAACACTGCTAACTTTGGGTTTAGAGTGGCCTTTGTTATGGAACCACTCGAACCACTCAAGTGCTGTTTGCAGTGCAGCGTCTTTGCGGTTAATGGCGGCAAGCCCATCATTGGCTACAGCCGTTATCGTCTTGTTGGACAGAGTGAGTGCAGTTGTCAGCCGTTTAATCTCATCACTTAGAGGCTCTGGCTTGCTGGGCTGTGCGGCTGCTTTCTTTCCAGCAGCAAAGCCACTCATGTAGGCTATGGTCAGGTCGGGACCACTCTCAGGCTCAGGCACTGGCGGGTGGGTGTAGAGCTTGTCTTTATTTTTCAACGTGTCAAATCCGTAAGCAGTAGGCGCAATGTCAAACGGGCCATGATCCATGTTTCCAACGTAGGCAATAGCCACAGGCTTACTCGGCTCTGCCATAGCAGCAGTCAGGGCGGCGATGGCTTTGGTGTGGATTACAGGAGCGTATAAACAATCCCACTCAAGCGCCTCCAGCGCCAGTTTCATTGCGGTGATGTGTGTCATTTCAATCTCCTAAGTATCACAGCAATAGGCCATAGTACAATGGTTACTGCTAGGGCATAGAGTAGTTTAATCGGGTTCATTGGTTAGCTCTCGGTACCTCTTCCAGATTTCTGCTCGTTCTTCCGCATAGTAGCCATCAGTCAGGTACTCTGGGTTTTCCATGATGTGGATTAGCAACTGTTTTATGTTCATCTGGGATGTTTTCATAATATAAAACGGTTTACCCGGAGAATACACAAATTAATGTATATCCTCCGGGGTGGTGGTTAGAATTGGTCGTCGAATGCTTCTTTAGCATCACCATTGGTTTCAACAACATCAAAGTCAACTGACGATGTTGGCTCATACTTAACCAGTTTAGTGATCTGAACAGCGATCAGCATAGTGCTGGTACCTGACTTGGTTACTTTACCAGTCTTGGGATTTTTAATTTCATACGGTTGCTGAAGAACAAGGATGTTACCAACAGAGCCATTACCAATGACCTTAGGGTCAAGTGGAAGTTTGTTCTGGTCAACAACACGTACCTTAGCTGCCTCAGAACCATCCTTCTTGAAGGCGTTCTTGCTAAGGTTGATACATACCATTGAGTCATCATCTTTGCTAGCAGGACGAGTCTTACCGAACTTGGCTAGTTCAGACTCACGAGCCTTAGGCACTGATGCCTGTACTTCGTAAATCTTTTTGTCTCCTGAGTAGTTGTCGGTAGGTTCAGCAAGCTTGACCCATTTGAGGGTAACGTTGTTGATGATGAGGTTGGTTTTGACGGATTCAGTCATTTGTGTCTTTCAGTTGAAGATACCGATTAGCCGGTACCTAATAGGAAGGCTCTAATAGTAGAACCTAATTAATAAGGATAAATTATGTCAGAAGTTAGCAAAGCGGATAAATATCCACAGCTTATTCCTTTCAACAGTGAGGCTGCACGGGCTGCACAGCGTAAATCAACAGAACAAAAGTGGTGCCAACGGGCTGTTGCAGAAAACTACAAGCTTAATGCTCGTACTTTCATCAAGATCATGGCTGATTTGCCTGACCTTGGCCCCTTGGAAATTATGAAATTAGCCATACACGACGCACTAGATAAGAGCGATTTTGAGGCTGCTGCCAAGTATGCGTCTATGCTTGCCGAATATCAAATGCCCAAACTTGCTCGAATTGAATCTACGGTGACCACTCGCACGTCAGACCTCTCTGATGAGGAGCTTAAGGCTATCATTGACAAGGAAGGATTATAATATGTTTTTCGTATATCTCCATAAGAAAGGAGATACGGGCGAACCTTTCTATGTTGGTAAAGGTACAGGTAAGAGGATTTATTTTCACTCTGGCCGAAACCAATGGTGGCATAATATTGTTGCTAAACATGGTATAGCCTACGAGTTCTTAGGTTACTTCGAACTTGAGGTGGACGCTTTCGCGTATGAGAAGGACAGGATTGCCTTCTATCGTTCAGAGGGCTACACTTTATGTAACCTTACTGATGGTGGTGAGGGTGCATCTGGTCGTGTTCTTTCGGAAGAATCTCGTGCCAAGATGATTGCTTCTGCCAAGGCTAAACCAGCACAATCACAAGAGGCTAGAACTAAACGTAGCCAATCTATGTCTGGTCGTGTTCGTAGCCCTGAGCACTGTGCTGCTCTTAGTGAAGTTCAGAAAGGTAAACCACATAGCTCTGAGCATACAGCAAAGGTTGCTCTCGCTCGTCTTGGTATGAAGCTTTCTGATGAAACTAAAGCCCGTATGTCTGCCTCTAGCAAGACCCGTCCTCCTATCTCCGAGGAAACAAGGCAGAGGCTTCGTGATGTTGCTGTTCTTCGTGAACAAGCTAAGAAGCAGGCACAAGCCTTACTCACTCTCCTATAGGTACCGGCTAGGGTTGCCTTACCCTGCAACGATCTCTGGGGTCTTCTCAAACAACCCTTGCAAGATCCCTGCAACAGTCGTATCCCCGTAGGAATAGCTCTTTATGCAATTCGCTACGTGGGTTTCTGTCTCGTACTCTTGTGCTTCAGGGTTTGAGTACGATGCCTGAACAGTATACCCATTAGCTACCTTCTGAACTGTTACTAAGCGCAATTCTCTTGGCATTTTCTAACTCCTTAATTAATGCTAATCTACTCATCTTCTCTTTCCAACCGGGTGCTGGTACGTTCATCCTCCTATGCTTGCTTAAGAATCTATTCTCTACAGGATCCCACGGGTTAAGCTTACCTTTGTAGTGGATGTAGTGGTAGTTCTTGTCACAGAAATCTTCCCTAGCTACAGTAATCTCCTCCACATCATCAGTGATGTATGGGGTGGGTTTACCGGGCCTTACTGGGGTTACTATGGCTGTTAGCTTGTTTGTGCCTAGTATTACCGGGTTTCCTTCACTGGGTCTTTGGTAGTAGATGAATGGGCAGTACTCACGGCCTTGTTCATCGATCCTAGGTGGGGAGTCGATCTGGATTGTCCAGTGGTAGTAGGTGACGATGTGGTATTGCTGATCTTTTTCAATAATAGACATACCTGCTTTCTTGTTGGGGGAAGGTTAGTGTAGCCGTGGGTTAGGTAACAGAAGGTCATTTTGAATGTTTTCCTATCAAGTAAATAACTTCGTTCAGGTTGATCGTACCCATATTACAGGTGAAGTCACCATTGTCTTTAGTGTGATTAACAAAGTAACTCATCAACCCGGGATATCGCCAGTAGTCAGTGGAACAGTAGATGACTATGCCTGTGTTGCCTAGGTGGATCTCGTTACGGCCTTCAAAGAGTAAGTCATCCTTTAGTGAGTACTCAATGTTGAGGGAGGCAAGAGCTGTCAAGAGTTCTTTCATTTGTTATACTCCTACACATGGATACATTTTAGTCAAGATGAATGCAACAGAGTCCCTAGCATCTAACTTCAATGCAGATTCACCGTTAGCGCCCTTAGAGACACTAGTGATGACCTCCCCTATCCTTGTGAATAAAAACTTGCCTGAGACCCCTTCTGGTACACAGATGCGTGTGTCTGAGGCTACACCTAGGATGAACCCTAGAGCGTATGCTTGGGCGGCATCGTTACCGTTGATACGATCGTTTAAAGTCTTTGTATCGATGAATCCTGCCTGTGCTGTTAGTGCAACAAAGGACAAGAGTAATGTAGCTATGCTGTATTTTTTCATTCTGGATCCTTCACTTCTATTACATCAAATACTGCTATACAACCTTCCATAGGTTTAATACCATCGTTGTAGAGTGATTCTCCAATGTTATCAAAGAACCTGCGATTGTGACCAATACCAGTAATATGATCACATACAGCAAGAAGTAACGATGCTTCTTCTAGAGTGAGGCTGATGTTGATGGATGTAACTTGAGGAACCATTTTGGTGGTTGTTGTGTAGATCATTCCGAAATATCTCCTGTTAGTTCTATCTTGGATACAGGTGCACCTTGTACACATAGCGATGAATACAAGTCACCAGCTAACTTAGCGCTAATACGCGAGCACCAAGCCCGTATCTCTGAGGCTTCTTCCTCAGTGGGCCTTAGGGTGAAGGTCTTGGTTGTTGTTGGGGTAAGGTTCATACTAGCTTGCCATCTCCCTAAGTTCTCTGATTGATAATGTACTAACAAATAACAAGAAGAAGATCCTTGTATCTGTCATCTCACCCGGTTTACCAAAGCCATCATTGTAAGCGGCATCGCTGCTGGATAGTTTTCGTGTGATTTGATAGGCGTTATATGCGCCAAGCTTTTCCGCTGTGTAGCAGATACCATTGGCATAGCTACCGTAGTTGGCCTCTAGTGTTCCTCTTTCGAGGATCTGTCTACATGCTGTTCGGTATGCAGTCATGTCGTTGATTGAGAATTTAGGACGTAGTCCAATAGCTATGCTATTCATGCTTTCACCCTTTTCATGATTAGTGCTAATATAACAAAGATTAAGAATAGTATCAGTTCCATAGGTTACTCCACAATTTGTTTCGTAACTGCGTTACTCAACTGAATAAAACCAAGTGTTTGCATCATTACCACCAGCAGCAACAAAGATTACTGGCTTACCTGACTCGTATGCCTTCTGAAGGTCTTTGGTGAGCTTGATGAGGGCTTTCTCGTTAGTAATACGAGAATAGAGGCACTTACGAGTGCGTGAGTCAGAACAATCAACAAAGATTGATGTCGTAGCTTCATCAACACGAGGCACTGAGGTGATCACTACGGGGAGACTTTTACGGTCTGGTTGAGTGATGTTGTTGGTTACGAAGGAGACAGAAACAGATGTGAATTTAGGAGTAAACATAATATATGAGCTTAAGTTGGTTGTAGTGTATAGGGACCGTAGTCGGTACCTATTGAGAGTAAATTTAACTGTGCTAGCTAGTTAGCTGGTACCTAATAGGAAGGTTGATTAGTTACAGTTTAGCGGGGGACTGTAACAGCATTTAAATATGCATTAATCGGCCATCTTAGGGGTCTGCCCAGCCCCGCCCCTAGTATGTTAAAGTAGAACGTAGTTCGACAGCTATGCTGTAATATTGAAGAGTATATTAGTAAGTACCTCTTAAACGTTAAGTTGTAGTTAGTGAATCCTTAAAGGAAAAGAATAAAGGTTACTTGGTAGTATACTTGAAAGTATATTATAGGAGAGGAAGGATTTTTTGATATAACACTTCTTGATACACTTTGTAATGCCTCCTCTGTAGTGATCCTATGAGTAGGGAGCAACGGCACGTTGTGACCGCTGGTAAGTGGTGTTTGTCAGAATGATGTACAAATTGTTCGAAAGGTGATCCAAAATGAACAATTTGAACGTTTGACACTCATCACACACAAAATCACTCACAAAATCACCATAAAAATTAGCCCCTGCTTGTGTAGTGTACTACCTAGTCCTCCCACAAGCCATATCTAAATACTTAATAGTACCCTCAGCAAATCTCTCTGCTGCTTCCTTGTTAAGATGTACTCCATCGGTAGTATCTGATAGACCTTTGTATAATATATTCTGTCTCCAATTAGCATCAATGATATCACGGTTAACAGAGGTATATGTGTGGATATATGTATCTAATATTGCTGCATTATCTATTTGTGTCTGATTAAGTATGCTATTAGGCGCGTTAGTTAGTGGTACTATTCCTGTTACCACAATGGTTGCTCCTTTAATGCTCTCGATAGTGCTCTTGAATAGTGCCTCTACCTCTGGCTCTGGTGTATCACCCACGTCATTACCGCCAAGCTCTATTAGTACTACTTGAGTGTGGAACTCTTTTGTTATCTCTCTGAGCTTCATGCCACCAACTGCTAAGTCAGTGATGATGAAGTTAGGTCGTCTTGCTCTGATGTAGTCTGAGAAGCCTACTAGGGTGTTCTTAGCGATGATACTGTCGCCAGTCATTGTAATGGTGCATGGTGTTACTGTAGTAGGAGCTATGCTCCCGCCCCCGCCACACCCGGCTAGTGCTACCGCTAGTAGTGTTAGTAGTGCTTTCATGTTAGTTCACCTCTGTGGTCATCACTTCTTCACTGCTATCGTATATGCCAGTCACCTCGACTATGGCACCCGGCAGGTCAGTGATGAACATGCAGTTGGCTAGTACCTTAGCAGTGGTTGCTGTGAGGTAGTTGTGTCCACCGATAGTGGTGATAGTGCAACCGAACTCAGCGGCTGCTTCGTGGATCTCTTCGTAGTTGATGTTGAGGCCGTCGATAGTGGTAAGTGCAATGTATTTCATGATAAATCCTTGTAGAGTGTATTAGCCAAATGCACTGTACTTACCCGGTGCAGGTCTCTCTGTGCTTAACGGACGTAGTCCGCGAGCTATGCTCGTTGTCCAGAGAATGGACAGAGTAACTTAATACCCGTGGTGACTGATGATCACTTCAAAGTCAGTGTTCGGGAAGAATGCCAGCAGGTATGCTTCGTTCTCCGACAGTTCAATCATGAAGTGGTGGTCTTGTTTGGTGAAGATGAAGTATGACATGATAAGCCCTATTGGTTGAGTGAATGATTGACAATGAACATACTAACCACATGGACGATGCCAGTGATTAGAGCGAGTGCCATGATGATACTATTGCTAGTGTCTATGGCATAGAAGATCGCTGATCCCCAGATAGCGTACAGTACGATGTCAGCGAGTATGTTGCCCATGATAACCTCAGAAGGGCAACGACAGGTCAACGTTCTCAGTACGCATAGCAAGGTAGTCGTCAGCAGTGATGACACCAACGAACCATTGCTCAGCACTCCAGTCACGACCATTGTAACGAGCAGCAGCAAATGCACACGGTTGGTTGACTACCCCTCGTGCACTGTTTGCAATAGCATCTAGAGTGAGACTAGGCATAACCCTCACAGCCATTGCAGTCTTGAGAACACACTGACGGAATGAGCCATCAGCAAGCTTAACAACCACACGATCACTGAGCACCTTGACTTCTGTTACGATGCCAAGGCTCCAGTTAGCGCCCGACAGGTTGTTGAGAGCGATTGATTTACGAGATGCAGCCATGATAGCCTCCAAAAGAAACAGGGCAAGAGCGCCCAACCAACACAACAGAGCAACAACCCACAACGCGAGCACAAGGCAAGCCAAGGACGCACGGGAAGAGCCCACAAAGGAAACAAGGGGGTCACACAAAGGAACAAGGCGAACCCACAACACACACAAGAAACCTTTTGACACGCAAAGAGAGACACCGATTAGCCGGTACCTAATAGAGATATTTTAAGGGCACTCAAAAGAGTATTCTTAAACTATCATTATTCCAAAAAAATTACTAATAATTTCTAGCCAAGTATACCCATACAGAGTATAGGGATATTCATTAAGGAACAACAAACAATGGCATTCACCGACGTCATCCGCAAGGGCCACCATGCAACGCAGCCCCTCCCAGAGATCCCAGAGGATCTCCTCCAATACATCCCCCAGTCTGCTGCACAGAAACGTGCGAATGGTCTAAAGCTAGCTGCACTAAGAGAACTCAAGAAAAGGGAGAAGCTAAATGAATACAGGGGGAACTTCGAAGTATTCTGCAATGAACAGGTTAAAGTACTACCCAAGGATGCCTCTATTGGGTTCATTCCATTACATCTTAATGAAGCCCAACAAATCGTCAACGCCAAGATTGAAGAGCAGCTTAAGGCAACTGGTAAAGTCAGGGCGATCATCCTTAAGGCTAGGCAGATGGGTCTCTCGACATACACAGCTTCGAGGGTATTCTGGAAGGCTTATCTTAACCCTTACCATAAGTCGGTTATTCTAGCTCATGATGCAGCTACGGCTGATGCATTGTTCACCATGAGCAAGAACATTATTAGCCGGATGACTGATGAGTACAGACCAGAGTTTAAAAAGAGTAATGCGAAGGAGATTCAGTTCTTGCATAACGACTCAGGGTATCGGCTATATACCGCTGGATCAGGTGAAGCGGGACGAGGATCAACCCCTACTGTTTGTCACATGTCTGAGGTAGCCTTTTGGCAGAATGATGAGTCACTACTCGCTGGGCTATTCCAAGGGATTTCCCAAGCTGACGGTACTGAAGTGATCCTTGAGAGCACTGCTAACGGTATTGGTAATGCCTTTCATAGGCTCTGGAATGGTGCTGTGGAAGGTACTAACGAGTATGTAGCTATCTTTGTTCCTTGGTTCTTGATGTCAGAGTATCGTAGGGAACACCCTAAGGACATGGAGCTATTGCCTGAAGAGGAATCCCTTGTTCTCAAGTTCTCACTAACCAAGGATCAGTTATACTGGCGTAGGTTGAAGATAGCAGAGTCAGGGGAACTCAAGTTTAAGCAAGAGTATCCATCAACTCCTGAAGAAGCATTTCTTGTTTCTGGTGCTAATGTATTTAACGTGGAGAAGCTAAATGCCCTCATACCTCAACCAGTACTGGCTAAGCGGGAGTTTGATTTTGATTCTTGTATGTTTGATGATGTCAGACATGGTAGTCTGGAGATTTTTAAGTACCCGACTTTTGAAGATGCTTTTGCTGTTGGTGCTGATGTTTCTCTGGGTGTTGGGAGAGATTTTTCTACGGCTGTAGTAATGAACAAGAGAAAGGAAGTATGTGCAATCTATCACAATAACACTATTGATCCTTCTCAATTTGGAGATCTACTGTTCTATCTTGGCAGATATTATAACAATGCACTTCTAGCAGTAGAATCAAACAGCATGGGTATTGCCACCTTGAATAGGCTAGCCCAGATGAACTACATCAATATGTACTTCCAAACTAAGATGGCTAATGTCTCTAAGGAGGATGGTACTAGAATGGGTTGGAGAACTACCTCATCCAGTAAGCCAGCTATCATCGGGTTCCTTAAGTCTGCCATTGAGCAGGAAGAGATCTGGATCCCTTCTAGGATGATGATTCAGGAACTTATGAATTTTGTTGTTAGTGACACTGGTAAGACTGGTGGGTCCACTGGTAACAACGATGACTCTGTAATAGCACTAGCTATTGTCTTGGAAGTAATCCGGACTCATGGAGACAGACTAACAAACAATCGGGTACCGTTCACTCAACAGAGTAAGACGTACCAATCTCAAGGAGATACAAATTGGCTATAGATCTTAAACTAACAGCACAGGAACGAAAGAGTATTCAATCGTTTATGAAGCCTCAAACACAGGCTAAGCTTGTTAACCCCAAGGAAAAGGTTGGCGATAAAATCCCTAAAGACTTTATGCCTAAACGCTGAAATAGTTAGCCGGTACTGAGGGCTACGCCCGAAGCCAGCGTAGCTGGTACCTAATAGAAGAGACCATTGTTGGTCTTTGATTGTATGAATGAAAGGCAACAATGAGTAATACAGCAAATTATAAAGAAAAGGTTGATGACTCAGAACTAAAACAGATGATCGAACAAGGGGTGATGAACTCCGTTGGTGACTTCTTGAACAGTTCTGACATGGCCCGAGAAAGACAGAAAGCCACGCTAGAGTACGGGATGATGCCACAGATGCATCTATCACCCCAAGGTGTATCGCAGATCGTATCCTCAGATACCGTAGAAGTTATTGAAGGATACGTAGCGATTCTGTCTGAACTCTTGTTTAGTAACAACAAACTTGCTAGGTTTATTCCAGCAGGTACACAACCTACTGACTTCCATAAGGCAAAAGTAGCAAGTGACCTAGTAAACTACACCATTTTCAAGCAAAATAATGGGTGGGAGTTGCTAAATACATGGGTAAAAGCTGCACTACTTTGGAAGAATTCAGTAGTTCGGTGGGAATATATCGAGGATTTTGAGTATTCCTTTGAAGAATACGACACAATCTCACAAGAAAACCTAGATTTACTGCTGGCTGAACCCGACACCGAGATTGTCGGTAAGCTTCAGTACGATCAAGAGTTAAAGTCTAATCCGGAGACGGGTCAGTCTGAGTATGTAATGGTCTATAAGGACGTGCGACTAAAAATTAAGCACAACAAGACCCGAATTCAGATCAAGAACGTTCATCCAGAGTCTTTCCGTATCACACGGGATGCTCACGGCTTCAATGATGCTGCTTTTGTTGGTATCCAGATAGATCTTACAAGGTCAGAGATACGAAAACAATGGCCAGACATTGCAGATACGATTAACTGGGACGAGATCGGTGATGGTTCCTACGATTGGGCCACTAAATACACCGAGGAACAGTCAGTTCGTAAGCGGTTAGTAGGTGAAGAGTACTGGTTGGGTGGAAACTCGCGTGAGTTGTACCCAACTGAGGCAAATAGGCAGGTCACAGTCATTGAATGTTGGCTTAGAGTGGATCGGGATGGTGACGGTATCGCAGAATTGAAACATTTCATCTTAGCGGGTGGAACAATTCTCTTGGAGGAGGATGCAGATGAGATTCCGTTGGCTTCCCTCTGCCCATTCGACGTACCCCACGAGTTCTTTGGTCTATCTGCTGCTGATATGGTGCGTCCTACCACTATGGCTACTACCGCTATCCTGCGCGGTTTTGTTGAGAACGTTTATCTCACAAATTACTCCCCGAAGCTAGCAGATCCTAACGTAGTTGACTTCTCTGCCCTGCAGAATATGAAGCCTAAGCAGATTATTGCGACTAATGGTAACCCCAACAGTGCAGTTGCTGCTATGACCCCTGATACCATCAGCCAAGGTACAGTTCCTTTGTTGGAAATGCTACAAACTCACAAGGAACAAGCTACCGGGCTGTCTAAAGCTGCACAAGGCTTGAATGACACCCTCTTTGTCTCAGGCAACTCAGACGAGAAGATGGCCCGTGCACAATCTGCAGCACAAGTGCGTATCCAGCACATGGCTCGTAGGTTTGTTGAGACAGGTATTCATCGTTTGTGTAATGGGGTGTATAACCTCATCAAGACTAAGATGAAAGGTTCAGAAGTCAAGTATACCACGCAGAATGATGTGTTCAAAGCTGTGGATCCTGCTACCTTACCCAACAACCTTGTTATGTACATCGATGCTGACGTAGGTGAGAACGGTAACTCATCGATTGTCAAGAAAATGACTATTGTGGGACAACAACTAATCCCGGCGCTGCAACAAGCAGGCGCTGGTTCGGCGGTTAACCCAGAGGCTGCAGTACGTATTGCATGTAAGACATTAGAAGCAATGGATCTTGATCCTCTTGACTTCCTTGTTGACTACACTGCACCAGACTTCAAACAGAAGGCTGAAGAATCTCGTAAAGCAGAAGAACAAGCACAACAGAAGAAACAACAACTGGAAGAACAACTGAAGCAACTGGATATCGCTCAGAGACAAGCAACCCTTGACCTGACTAACGTACAATCGAAAAACGCGCTTCAGGATAACACAAAGCAACTAATGGTTGCGCTCGATAAGAGCCAACAAGAGTATCTTAAGCTGTACATCAGTGCAGCTAAGGAAGGTGTTGAACTTCCACTAGTCAAAGGAATTGACGAACTACTTAAGATCGCCAATGACTTTATTAAGAGTAACGGGGGAGACAACGCTAACGCCCCTCAGGGCAGTGCGCCCCCACCCACACTACCCGGGCCACCTATGGCACCGGATTTACCAATGTAACTCAGAGAGAACATGGAAAAATACAGAGAAAACTTTAATGGCCGGGTGAAACCCAAAATGGACTATTCATCCGGCATTGGACAAACAAAGATTGAACCCTTCAAAGAGTCACAAATGGCTCTAGCGAAATCTATGTTTGCCAAAGAAGAACGAGAGCAATTCTTTAATGATGCATACGGTGAGATCCTTAGCGATCTCTTTGTAGCATGGTTGAAGACCGAGCCACATGCAGTCAAGGAAAGAGACTTCCTATATGCTTCTGCAATGGCTCTAGGCTCAATTAAATCAAAGATGATTGGCATCGAACAATACGGTACCAACATGCAATTCATCAAACAACAAACCAAATCCCAAGAAGGGGAAGGAAACAATGAGTAAAAATATTCTAGCGAAAGATGTCTTAGTTAAGGCGCGTGATGAGCTGGTCAATGAGATCGCTGCTTGCGGTGCTAACGGTGGGGTGGGTCGCTCTCAGAGCTATGCCCCTGTTCTGGTAAATATCCAGAATGCTATTGATGTACTCGACGGGCTCGATGTATCTACAGTAGACCGCATGGCCGCAGTTCGCGCAGCTAAGAAACAACAGACACAAGGATAATTAAACAATGGCAACTTACACCGACACCCTCTCTACTTCAACACCTGCTTCAGAAATCTCTAGCAGCAGTTTTAATGACGGGGAATACAGTGACTCGAACAACGCACCCAGCCTAGATGACATTATGAAGAACTCACCAGTTGCAGAACTGTTGGGTTTGAATAGTGATCTACCAGAAGAGGACGAGAGTGAGAATGTTCAAGACAAAACTACAGAAGACAGCACCGATGAGGATGTAGCAGAGTCTGAAAAAGAATCAGATGAAGAAGCCGATAAAGATAAGGCCGACGAGAAAGAAGCTGGGGATGAAGAATCTACCCCCGAATCCGAACTCCCGGGCGAAGACGATATCGACTGGACATACAAGATTCCGGTCAAGATTGACGGGGAACTTAAGTATGTCACCTTGGAAGAGGCCCGTAAGGGATACGCCACGGATCAACATTTGACCTCTAAAGGGCGACAACTCGCAGAAGAAAAGAAAGCGATTGACACAGAAAGAACAACTAAGCTAAATGAGTTGGTTCAACTTGGCACTGTCCTCCACGAGGATTTGATGGCTGAGGAGACCAAGCTTACTGCGGATTACCAACGACTCACTGCTGAAATCGATAAGGCACGAGACGAAGGTGATACATATGCAGCAAGGGAAGCGAAAGACGCTCGTGAAGCCATCCAAGAGAAATACTGGAAGGTGCGCAACGGACGGGAAGAAAAGACAAAAGCAATTGCTAGTAAGATCCAAGAACAACAAACATTAGTGCAACAAGAGTTACTGAAACAATATTCAGAAAAGATCACAACGCTGATCCCTGACTATTCGGATAAAGTTGCCAAGAGTGTTCGGGAATTTGCTATCAAGGAGGGCATTCCAGAAGGATTGCTTGAACAAATCTATGATCCCCAAGTTGTGAAATTCATTAACGACTATCGCAAACTAAAGACAGCTAAGGATACGGGTGAGGCTAAACGAAAAATTGTTCAGACAGTGAAATCAATCCCCACAAAGAAGGGAACCCCGATTTCACAACGAGAGCAGGCACAAGATAAGTCATCCCGGGCGAAGGTTCTATCTGGTCAAGGGTCCAATCAGGATCAGCTTGACTTCCTGAAAAGGATTTCATCTGTGAGTAAGAAACTTTGAATCGGAGTCTAACGACTCCTCTATCTTACTTTAGGAGAATTTAAAATGGCAGGTGCAAATTTTGCAACTGGTGGCCCTAAGGCCGCCGCTCGTTCGTCTGGTGCTACTGGTAATGCAGTAAACGCTGGTGAACGCGAAGATCTGGCTAACTTCATTTCGATGATTAGCCGTGATGAAACCCCCTTCTTGTCGTCTATCGGCAAGACCAAAGCAACCGCAGTCTTCCACGAGTGGCAGACCGATGAGTTGTCTGTTCCCGTGTCCTCTCCAGTGGCTGAAGGCGTATCGTACGCTACTCAAGCGGCTGCTCAGGCCGCTGAACCCTTCCGTACTCGTCTGGGTAACTACACCCAGATCAACAGTAAGACCGTTACGGTTACTGGTACTAAACGTGCCGTTGACCAAGCCGGTGTTGCTGATGAGTACGCTTATCAACTTAAAAAGCGTGGTACTGAACTCCGCCGTGACGTTGAGTTCGACTTGGTTCAAGGCTGGAAGAACTCTAACGGTTCTGGTACTCGTACCTTCGGTGGTTATCAAGCTTGGGTGAACTACACCGCAGCTACCAACACACCGGCTACGGCATTCCATGTGTCTAGCGCAACCTACGTTGCTCCGACCAATCCAGGCGGTGGTACTTGTGGTACCTTCTCTACTGCTACGTCTGCAGCTACGGTGTCTCTGACTCTGTCGCATGTTGACAATGCTATGCAAGCAGTGTACGAGAATGGTGGCAAGGCTACTAAGCTGATGCTATCCCCGGCTAACCGTCGTGTGTTCTCTGCTAAGGCCCAGTCCGCTGGCTCTGGTACGAGCAATGCGGGTGACGGTAACGTTCGTCGTAATGTTGACACTGATGGTAAACTCCGTCAGTCTGTCGAGATCTACATGAGCGACTTTGGTGACATCATGGTTGTTCCTAACTACGTTATGGGCATCTCTAACTTGGCACCTATCACCAACCTGACCAATGCTGCTAACTTTAGTGCATTCGTGTTCGATCCTATGTGGTTCAGCTATGCTTCCCTGCGTCCTATGCAGGAAGTTGATCTGGGCCAGCTGGGTGACTCGATCATCGGTCAGATTGTTGAAGAAGGTACTTTGGAATGCCGCAATCCTAAGGGCGCGGCTATGATCTTTGGTCTGTCTGGAGCCTAATCTAGACTAGTATCGGGGTGGGATGACGATCTCACCCCTATATTTTACTTTGAGGAAATAATGGAATACAAATCAATTGAAGACGTATCTAATAGCTTTGTCGTCAAAGAGAAGAAAGACGACTTTCTGCTAGAACAGAACGTAACTGCTTACAAAGACTATGCAGAGCATAGCAGGCAAGCCGATGAGGGATTCACTAAGAATGGACGACACTATCGTTCCTTTGCTATAATCCCGGACATCGTTAGCATCGACATACTTACTAAATACGGCTTAGATATTCATTCCCAAGACTTCATGAGTCATCCTGCTAACCTGCGGAAGCTCAAGCAAATCATCATGACTAACTATCCCCTGTTACAAACATCAAATATAAGGAAAACATAAATGCAATTCTTAAAGATTACAGCGGCCACTACAGGCATCGCTACATACATCCCAGACAACCAAGTTGTTAACATCACTGTAGCAGCTAATACAGCAGATGCAGGTACCGCTTATCGTGCACCTAATGTGGTACGTGGTTTGATCACTGGGGTTAAATACCTCGACGGTGCAGCGGCTGCAGCAGTCACAGTAACCGCTGTTGCAGGTATAACTGCCTATGCTGGTACAGCCACGGCTAAATACGAGTACGGTGTCATGACCCATGATGGCGCATTCACTGCAGTACTTTCTAACGTAACAGGACAATAATCATGGCTGAACTTACAACACAACCTGCAGAAGTCAAGTTCACCCTTGAGATCACTCGTGCAGCAACAGGTGAAAAAGAGATTGTAGAAATGGTGGGTCATATCGTGGCTCAAGATGAACAAACAGAAGGAGATAAATAATGGCGGTAACCCACACGACAGCAGCACGTAACGCTGCAACAGACGCAGTAACAGCACTCATTGGTGCATCTGGTAAGCTTGCCTTTCGTACCACGGGTACAGTAGGTGCTCCGGGTACTGTTGTAGCTACCTTGTCCTTGTCAGCTACTGCCTTTGGTGCTAGTGCTACGGGCACTGCTACGGCTAATGCGATTACTTCTGACACTGCTGCTGCTGGTGGTACGGTAGCTACGGCTACTCTACAGACATCTGCTGGTACTGTAGTGATCCATTGTGCTGTTGCTGCTAGTGCATCAGACATTAACATGACTAATGGTTTGGTTGTGACTGCGGGTGACACCGTTGCTTGTTCAGCACTGACTTATACCGCACTGAGCGCATAACATGGCAGATAACACCACCCTCCCCGGCACAGGGGACGTAATTAGTACGGATGACGTAACGACATTGAATGGTGGTGCGTCCTCTGGTGTTAAGGTTCAACGGGTTAAAGCTGCTTGGGGCGCGGATAATACTTCTAGAGACGTCTCTGGTGGGTTCCCCCTCCCGGTCACTCTAGATGGCGACGAGAACGTTACCTATGATGGTCGTGCAAGTAGTTTCCGTATGCCCGGTCGTGCAGGTACCGCTGGGCAAAAGATCTTTAGTATCTATAATACAACAGGATCAGGTCTGTTGGTTAAGCTTGAAGAGATTCATGTGCACCTGACCGCCACGGTTATTAAGGCCGTGACTGTGCTGCCTCCGATGGTTCGTCTGTACCGGGTTACTGCCGCGCCTACAAACGGCACAGCGGCTCTCAAGCAGCCCAAGGACTCCTCGAAGACATCCAGCGCCAGCGTAGCCATTTTGTTTGACGCCTCTGCGGATGGCACGTCATCTGCCACGGCGCTGACCGCGACTCCTGTTGCTGGTGCGTTGACCGCGCAGTTTGCTGCACGGATGATTACCGCCGCTGGCTTCGACGTGATCAACAAAATCTCGCTGATGGACGGGCCTGATGAGTATGTCATTTTGCGTGAAGGCGAAGGCATCGTCTGCGTACTCGACTACGTTCTGGCGACGCAAAACCCGGTGACTGACATGTGGATGGTTAGCGTAGACTGGACCGAGTTCACAGCGGTAGCATAGTATGTCACTAGTCCTACTATTTAAAGCTGCATCCGGTGGGGCAGTAACCCACAGTACTTCAGGAGCACTCACAGGCCCGGGTTCAGCAATAGTAGGATCTTCTGCTCACCGAGTCAACCATCCAACTACCGGAACACTCACAGGTCAACTAGGCTCAATCACTGGTACAGCAGCAAGGAAGGCTAAGCACCTAGATACTGGTGTTCTCACTGGTCAAATAGGCTCTGTAACGGGTTCCTCAAACAGATTCCGCGCTATGGCATCTTCGGGTGCTCTAGCAGGACAGATAGGTTCAGTAGCGGGAACAGCAGCAAGGTCTTCTGGCACAGTAACCCACAGTACTTCAGGGGCACTCACTGGGCAACTTGGTTCTGTAGCGGGTACCTCTAATCGTTTCAGGTCGATGGCATCTACGGGTGCTCTAGCAGGACAGATAGGTTCAGTAGCAGGGACATCTAACCACTTCAGAGCGATGGCATCTACTGGTGCTCTTACTGGCTCTATCGGAGCAATTGTTGGTTCAGCTTCTAGGTCTACAGGTGCAGTAACCCACGGTACAGCAGGTACTCTAACAGGGCAACTGGGCACAATCGTTGGTTCGTCTAACCGTTTCAGAGCGATGTCCACAACAGGCGCATTAGGAAACAACCTTACAGTTATTACCTCTAATGCGTCGAACTGGACTAATTTCGCGAGTTCAGGTGTTTTAACAGGGGCTATAGGCTCGGTTTCTGGTTCGGCTAACCGCATTGGTGTTGTAATTACCCATGACAACTCAGGTACACTCACCGGACAACTAGGATCAATCGCGGGTACAGCAGCGCATGTAGCCCTCCACGGGTCCACAGGTGCCCTCTCTGCCACGATTGGTTCAGTCAATGGGGTAGGTAATAGGTTCAGATCGTTTGGTGCTACTGGGGTACTTTCTGGCACAACCAGCACTATTGCAGGTTCTTCTAGTAGGTCTTCTGCAACAGGTATAACCCACGATACTTCTGGAACACTCCAAGCAGTCCTAGGTAGTATATCAGGATCATCAAACAGATTCCGTAGCTTCACTGCCACAGGGACATTGGGTGGGTTAACCTCTACCCTCTCCGGCTCATCCAGCCGTACTGCAGGAATAGTAACCCACGGATCAATTGGTGCCCTGTATGGTAGTGCTGCCCTAGGAACCTTTGGCTTTGCTAGTAGGGAATCAAACTACTTATCTACTGGGTCTCTAATAGGTAGTGGAAGCTACACCATTGGTGCCGCTAGCCATATACCCAAGCATAGCACAACCGGAGCACTCATCGGTGATCCTAGTGTATTACTGGGTGACGCTAGAAGGTTTGTTGTACATGGCTCATCAGGAGCACTTACAGGAAACACAGCTACTATCACAGGTAACTCTTCCAACTGGACTGTCAGATTAAGTTCTGGTGCTCTTGGTGGTGTATCCTCAGTGGTGTCTGGTGTATCAACTAGGTTCGTAACTCATAGTACCTCTGGTGTTATTGGCGGATTGACTGGTGCGGTATCAGGCTCTGCAAGTAGATTCAGAACGTTTAATGCTACAGGTGATCTATCAGGCATAACCTCAATCGTAGGATCAGCAACTAACTATACTAACGAGAACACTACTGGAACACTAGTAGGCTCATTAGGTAGCATATCCGGATCAGCTAACCATAGCACTAAGCATGATACCTCTGGTACCTTGCTATGTACTGGTGCAGCAATATCTGGGACAGGTAATAAGGTCCATACTGTTGTATCTTCGGGTGCATTAGGTGGGCAAGTATCTGTTATTACTGGTAGTGCTGCTAGGTATCTATTGTCATTGAGTCCCTCGACTAGGGTTACTTATGTTGGCCCAGTAGATAATGTTGGGTATGTTGACAGCATAGTAAACGATTCCTACGTGGATCCGGTGAGTAATCAGTCTAGCGTTGACTCAATTCAGAACGTGGCTTATGTGCCATCTAAGATAACTTCAGTAATGGTATAGGAGACATATGGATACATTTGAACAAGCAACAACTGATACACAAGACTATGATATAAACTTTAATCGATATCTTACTGGCCTCAGTGATACTGGGGTTAGTAGTGTCGTAACAGTGGACCCGGGGATTACCTTGATATCCAGCGTATTAACCGCTGGGGTGATCAAGCTCTGGGTCACTGGTGGTGTAGACGGGCAAGAGTACCTAATCAGTATTAAGTTAACCACTACGGGCGGTCGAACAAAGACTAAAGTAGTTCAATTCAAAATAAAGGATAAATAACCATGGCATGCAAACCCGCTAAGAAAACACCAGCTAAAAAAGTCCCTGCTAAAAAGAGCAAGTGCTAAGGAGGTAACTAATGGCAACACCCAAATATAACGCTATAGTAGCGAAGGTACGCGACTGGTCTAATAAGCCAGAAGCAAACACAATTCCCGATAGTGTTATTGAGAGTTGCCTTAGTTACTCTGCTGATGAATGTTACCGTAGGCTCCGTATCCCCCCGTTGGAGAGCACAGTTACTTATACTATTACAGCAGCAGACAACTCTGGTGAAGGTAGTATTGGTATCCCATACGGTAACTCGTTTACAAATATTACTATACCAGAGGACTTAACTGCCTTCTGCTATATTCGTACTGTGGCTAACAGTAATGGTAACACCCCGTATGCGTCTATGCCACCCGGTGTTTCTACTGTGTTCCACGAGGTCACAGATAAGAGAACATTCTTTGACGTATTCAGCGAGAAATACTCAAGATATAACTGGATGATGATGGATAATAAAATCTTTATCCACCCGCAGATTGCTATTGATACAGTCTTGGAGATTAACTATTATCGTAGGTTATCACCATTAGATGCTTTGTATTCTGTTGTCCCTATTAATTATGTTATTGGGTTGGCTGATGCAGATCAACCATACCTGATATTAGGCACAAGCACTCCATTATATTTTGCTGGTTCCGGGGTAGCTGAGCAGTGCTTTGCAACGCTCGCTGAGGCAACCGCTTACGGGTTAACACAACCGATTAATACTGTTACAACTAAAGTATATGACGGTAGGGAAGCCCCTAACTGGCTTAGAGACCAGAATGAACGGTTGCTTGTCTGGGGTGCCCTGTACAATATAGGTGCATACTTGTTTGATGACAAGATGGAACAACGATACAAACAAAAGTTCGAAGAGAATCTAGCTAGTCTGAACACCGAAGAGAAGTTCCGTAGGGCCTCTGGTGGTAACGTGCAAATGAACTTCAATGGCGGCGGGATGATTTAAGGAGGTATAATGGGCTACAACGTAACAGAAGGGGCTGTAGTAGGTGACTCCCCGGGTGGCCAATATACTACAGCAGCGGGTAACAGCGGTTATTCCCAGACAGCAGGGTCAACAGACAGTGGTGCTCCGGGTGGGCAATACGATACCTCAGCTACACCTAACACTATTATATACAAAAACATAGCTGTTGAATCCGCTGCTGGTGCCTCGATTGATGCGGCACAGGCGCTGGTCTCTGCTGAATCTGCCGCAATATCGGCTATAGCAGCAGCTTCCAGTGCTATAACCGCAGAAGATGCAGCAGTATTAGCAGCAAGTAACTCTAGGCTTACTGCTGGCACAGCTACAGCCGTGGCACCCGGGGGTGCTCCTACCGTTAGTATCACTGGTGCTGCTGGCTCACAGGTGCTTGACCTAGGTGTTGTTACTGGTGCTATCGGAGCAACAGGGCCACAGGGTATTCAAGGTATTAAGGGTGACACTGGGACGCAAGGCAACCAAGGTATTCAAGGTGACACTGGGCCACAAGGTACTCAGGGTATCCAAGGTATTCAGGGAGACACGGGACCACAAGGTATTCAGGGAGACCAAGGTCTCACAGGTGACACAGGTCCCCAAGGCATTCAAGGTATTCAAGGTTTAACTGGTAACACTGGGCCACAAGGTATTCAAGGAATCCAGGGCAATATTGGCCCAATAGGGGTGAATTGGTTAGGTGCCTGGGATAGTGGTACCGCATACATAGCCAATGATGGTGTATCAATAGGGGGCTCTTCCTACATATCCATTCTGGCTAGCACAAACCAAGCCCCACCTAATGTATTATACTGGGATCTTTTTGCCGCCAAAGGAGCAGATGGTGCAGCCGGTGGAGGTGTTATTAGTGTTACGGGGGCAAGCCCTATTGTTTCTAGTGGTGGGGTTAATCCTGAAATTAGTATCCCGGTAGCAACCAGCTCCGTAAATGGCTACTTAACATCAGGGGATCATACAACGTTCTCTGCTAAGGTTGATGGTCCGGTTAGCTCTACTAGCAACAGTGTTGCTTTGTTCAATGGCACATCCGGTAAGCTAATTAAAGAGGGTGGTACTCTTGGTACTGCAGCCTTTGCAAGTGCTTCCGCTATGGTACCTACTGGTGGCACCATAAACCAAGTTCTTATTAAGAACAGTGCAACAGACTACGATACCTCGTGGTCAACACCCTCAAGCGGTATTACAACAGGTAAAGCAATTGCTATGGCAATGATCTTTGGATTCTAAGGAGAAATAATGGCAAACCCAAATATTGTCGCTGTAACAACAATCTACGGCACAACAACTTACTTAACACCAGCAGTGAATACCGCTGTTGTATTGCTGGCAAATGCTGCCGCAAGTGGCAAGGTGCTGAAGATCAACCAGATTGTTGCGGCTAACGTGGATGGAACCAACGCAGTCAACACCACGGTGTCCCTGTACACCAATGGTGCGGTGGATCAGGGTTCTGCGCCCAGCGGTGGCACGGTCTACCCCATCGCGTCAACGATCTCAGTCCCGGCTAATGCCTCGCTGATCGTGGTTGACAAGTCCACTAGCATCTATTTGCAAGAAGGAACTTCAATCAGTGTGACTTCTGGCACGGCTAGCAAAATTACATATAGTATTAGTTACGAGGAGATTAGCTAAAATGTCTCGACACTATACCGCTAGCGTCTTGTCGGCTAGCTTTGTTCCTTTGGTTGATCCTCCTGTACAAGCTACGGGTCAGCAAGCCTACACAACTCCGGGGACGTACTCTTGGACTGCGCCTATAGGCGTGACTTCTGTGAGTGTAGTCGCTGTGGGCGGTGGCGGTGCGCTTGACTCCTCTGGCGCTGCAAATAACGACGGAGGTGCGGGAGGTGGCGGCGGTCTTGGTTACAAGAATAACTATACAGTTGTTCCATTGAGCACATACACAGTTGTTGTAGGTGTTCCCGGTGCTTATGGGGGCGCGGCTGCTTCGGATTCTTATTTTGTAAGCACTGCTGTAGTAAAAGGGGGGGCGGGTGGAACGGCAAGGCTTGGCACTGGCGGTGGGCTAGGTGGCACATATGCGGGTGATGGCGGCGGTACTGGGGGTACTGGGGGTAACTACACGCTGCTTACTAACGACGGGTCTGGCGGTGGCGCAGGTGGGTATTCAGGGGCAGGCGGGGCTGGTGGTAATGGCTCTGGCGGCGGCGGCGGCGCAGGTACTGGCGGTGGTGGCGGTGGGGGTGGTGGAGCTGCTGATTATGGGGGTGGCGGCGTCGGATTGCTTGGTCAAGGTACTAGCGGAGCAGCTAGTACCACAAACGGTCAAGGGGGTTCCGGTGGAGCTAATAGTGGTGCCATAGCTGACGTGGCAGGAGCGTATGGTGGTGGTGGCTCAATAGGTGGTGGCGCTTCTGGGGCAGTCCGCATCATCTGGCCCGGTACAACTCGCAGCTTCCCCTCAACAAATACAGGTGATCTATGACGCTCTCAGGCATGTGGACACGCTCCCAACACACAAGACAACTTGGTGCATATAACTGGCCTCATCCCGGTGGGGCTATGGCTGCACCAACTGTAGTAGCGGGGATTGGTCAGGCAATTGTATCGTTTACGCCTTCTGCAGACCCGTGGGTTAATTCCTATATTATTACAAGCTCTGTTGGCGGTATTGCTGCTACAGGGACAACGTCTCCAATAACCATTACTGGACTCTCAGGCGGTGTGCAAACCTTCACTGTTACCGCAGTTACTGGTTATGGTACAGGCGGGTGGGGTGCGGGGTCTCCAAGCCCTGCATCCAATAGCGTGACTATAAAACAATATGCTGTTTTCACCACTGCGGGCATACAAAGCTGGGTCGTACCTGCGGGAGTTACGTCTATTGACGTGGAGTGTATAGGCTCGGGTGGGTATGGATACCCTGCTACTCGTGGTCCGGGGGGCGGAGGTGGAGCATATGCTAAAACAAATGCGGTTGCTGTAACTCCAGGTGCCACGGTTTACTTATATGTTGGCCCTGAAAATTCAAATAGTGAATCCAGCTGGTTTAACAATAATGGTACTACTTCTCCCCCTAATAACACGACTGAGGGCGCAGTGGCCGCGAATGGTGTGAACTCAGCTGGTACTACCCCTGGGCTAGGTGGCACGGCAGGTGCCTCTCTTGGTAACGTAGTGTATTCGGGTGGTACCGGGGGTGCACGCGGTACTACAGCCTGCTCGGGGGGTGGGGGCGGTTCCGCTGGTCCCGCTGGTGCTGGTGCTGTAGGTGGTGCCGGATCTGGAACTAGTACTTCTGGGCATGGTGGTGGGGGTGGATCTAATGGTGGTTCAGCTGGTTCCCCCGGTTCTGTTGGTGACGGTGGCGCAGGCGGTACTGGCCCCACGGGGGTAACCGGGGGTGTTGGTGCTACTAGTGGTAGTCTGAGCACCAATGCAACTAAAGCATCCGGAAGTGGTGGCGGTGGGGGATATGGTTCAGGCACCTATGTTCAAGGTGGAAAAGGTGCTGTTTATAGTATTTATGGCGATGGATACGGCCCGTCTGGTGGGGGTGGGGGTGGCGGCGCGGGTGGCACCAACTCTACGATAAACTATGGCTCTGGTGGCGGTGGTGGCCAGTTCAGCGCAACTAATAATGGTAACAGGGGTTTGGTTATTATAACCTATTAAGGGGGCACTATGCGAAAACAATGGTCAATCATCGGTGTCAAGACCCACACCACACTTGCTGCTCAGTCAGACGTTATCTGGTCCCTCCTGTGGCGCATCACCCCCTACTCAACTTTCATTGATGAAGAAGGTGTTGAGTGTGAGGCCAACGAGTCTGCGCTTGATGCAACAGAGTGGGTTGACATTCCCTACAGCCCAGACTCCCAATTTATACCTCGTAGCGGGGTCACAGAAGACGTGCTCCTTGGGTGGCTCAAGACCACCCTTGGTCCAGACAAAGTAGCAGAAATTGAGGCAAGCGTATGAGCACTTCATGGCCCGGTGGGATCATCAGTAAAACAGCGGTAGTACCAACAGGACCGTTGGAGACAGGCACTGCCTCAGGCATGTGGACCTTGGATCAAGCTGCTGCGTATACAAAACAGGGGATCTGGCCATTGGCGGGGAATGCGGGGGTCATTGACCAGCTTTTCTCTGCGTATACCTACACAGGTAATGGTGCAACCCAGACGATTACCAACGGGATTGATCTGGCTGGTAAGGGTGGATTGGTTTGGGCAAAGAATCGAACTGACGCCTGGTCAAATATGTTATCTGATACGGTAATGGGGCAGACAAAATACAGATTCTCTGATACTACAGATGCTGACAGGTCTGCTGCTGATATTATGAGTTTTGGGTCTTCTGGATTTACGCTCCCTTGGGCTTATGCTTATCAGAATAATTCACCCTGTGAGTATATATCGTGGTCCTTCGCCCAAGGCAACAAGTTTTTCAAGATGGCCCAAGTCACGGTCTCTGGTTCCAACCAGACAGTTGACTTGTCTTCCCTTGGCACGGTGGGTATGGTCACGGTCAAGCGTACTGACTCTACTTCTGCTTGGTACACATGGCACAGAAGCCTGACTGCTGGGAACCTTGTCTACCTCAACACCACAGCAGCCCAAGCAGCAAGCGCAGCTATCTCTGTCTCAGGTACAACCCTAACGCTTGCCCAAGCAACGATTGGGAATGGTACCTATATTGTCTACGCATGGGCGCATGATACAGACACAACTACAGGGATGATTCAGTGTGGGACGTTTACAGGTAGCACCACCACTGTAACGCTTGGATGGGAGCCACAATTTCTTTTGTATAAACGGGTAGACGGGGGGTCATTGTGGCAACTGTTTGATACTGCTCGCGGGTTGGGGGCTGATGCAGCAGGCTCAGCCCCCTCTAAATACTTAGGCCCCTCAACGTCAGCTACTGAGGCCGTTGCTTACGAACCGGGAGTTACATCTACAGGGTTTACTATTTCATCCATAGGTGTAGCTACATACATCTACATGGCAATCCGTCGCCCCATGAAGGTGCCGACACTTGGGACGCAGGTTTACAACGCGATTGCTAGGACAGGTACGGGGGCTGCTGCTAGAGTTACGGGGGTTGGATTTGCGCCAGATTTGGTTATGGGGTTGTCTAGAGGAACTGGTTATGGTGGCTACTTCTACGATAGGCTTCGTGGTGTGTACAGCGACTTGCGTCCATTTACTACAGATGCTGAGCGTGCTAATAGTTCAACAGATACGTTAAGTAGCTTTGATATGCTTGGGTATTCTGTAGGTGCAGATGCAGGGGCCCTTGGAGTAAACGCTAGTGGTGTTACATATGTGGCTGAATGCTTCAAACGTGCACCTAAAGTCTTCGATCAGGTTTGTTATACGGGAAGTGGGACCGCTCCAGCAGTTACACACAATCTCGGGGTAGCCCCAGAGCTTGTTATCGAGAAAAATCGTAGTGGGCTCACTAACTGGTTTGTTAACGTCGGTGGTACCGCCTATCTGGTACTTAATACTACAGCCGCACAAACATCTTTCATAGCTGCGCTTACTGCTACAACGTTCCAGCCGCTTAGCCAAGTAGGTGGGGCCACATATGTGGCCTACCTATTTGCCACCCTTGCAGGCGTTTCCAAGGTCGGTAGCTATACAGGCAATGGATCAAGTCTGACGATCAACGCAGGGTTTACCACAGGCGCACGGTTCATCCTAATCAAGCGCACCGACTCAACAGGTGATTGGTACACATGGGATAGTACTCGCGGTATCGTAGCCGGGAATGACCCACACTTGTCACTCAATACGATTGCGGCTGAAGTAACTACTGATGACTCTATCGACCCAGACAATAGTGGGTTCATTGTCAATCAGGTAGCGGCTACTAATATTAATGTGACTTCAGCCACTTACATCTACTTGGCTTTGGCGTAATAAGAATGGGGGTTCAGATGGACTGGATGTCAACACTAAAATCACTCGCACCAACAGTAGCAAGTGCTTTCCTAGGCCCACTCGGTGGGGTCGCGGTAGCTGCTGTAGGTAATCTGCTGGGGGTATCAGAGGCTACGCAGGACAAGATTGCTGATGTGATTAAGCTTGGTAATCTGACGCCAGAACAGATTGGTGAAATCAAAAAGCTAGAGCTTGAGTATCAAGAGAACGAGAAGGAACGGAACTTCAAGTACTCTGAATTAGAGTTCAAGGATACCGCCTCTGCTCGTGAGATGCAGGTTGCTACGAAATCAATGACCCCCTCTATCCTTACTTGGATAGTTGTGGGTATTACCTTGGCGTGTGAAGGAATGCTATTGTTTAATCAAGTTCCTTCTGGGGCAGACCCCATAATTATTGGTCGTGTATTAGGAACAATGGATTCAGCGCTTATTATGGTGTTAGGTTTCTGGTTTGGGTCTAGTCATGGGAGTCAAAACAAGGATGCTATTATCGCATCACAGAAGTGAGGATCTTAGAAAATGTCAGAACAGGATGTTATTGAAAGGAGAGCCATTGATGTAGGTATGTTGATTGCTAAGATTGAAACCTTGCATGAAGATATTATTAGTATGGACACCAAATTAACCAAGCATATAGAGGACGAGGTAGAGGACATTGCAAAAGCAGTTAAGGATATCTTTGTTCAATCTATGCCTAATGAGGATGCAGCATTGCATAAACAAATGCACGAGACAGAGATGCAAATACTTAAAGATCGAAAAGAATTCTGGAAGAAGCTTTTATTTGAGTTGTCTAAGACAGGCATTGTCGGGGTCTTAGGGTGGATGGGTTATTCGCTATGGGTAGCATTCCTATCCGGTCCCACTAAATGATTGACCTAATCAAACAGTTTGAGGGCTTCAGGAGTAAGCCTTACTTGTGTCCTGCTGGCATACCCACGATTGGCTATGGTTCCACCTACTACCCAGATGGGACCAGGGTGACACTTTCTGACCCAGAGATTACCCAGCCCATGGCAGAGCAAATGCTTGTCACTCTGGTCAATTCTGGGTACCTCCCAGGGGTTCTTAAGCTATGCCCAGATCTTTCTGGTAAAACGCTAGAGGCGATCGTTGACTTCGCCTACAATCTTGGGCTAGGTAACTTAGCTAAGTCCACTCTCAGAACAAAGCTGAATGCTAAGGACTGGGAAGGGGCTAAGATAGAGCTACTTAAATGGGTAAACAGCGGTGGGAAACCACTAAAAGGTTTAGTACTTCGTAGGCAGGCCGAGGCTTTGCTAGTCGGTACCTAATAGGGAGGAACGAAGATGAGTGAACAAGTAAAAGGGTTAGGTTCAGGTGGTTGGTGCTATGATACCCCTTCTGTAACCTTACCTATGAATGTTTTTAGTGATGTACTTAATGTGCGGTTTGATGATGATTCAGTGCAATCTATCACAGGTGAAACCACTCATCGTAACCTACCCATAACCGCAGACTACGGTGTGCACTGGCGTAGGCCAGACCAAGGGTACAATATCTTTGGGCACGATGGCGTGTTCTATCGGGTGGATGCTGCTGGGAGTCAATCCCTAATGCTTAATAGTGTTGCAGCACAATATGCTGGCAGTAACTGGCAGGATACTTATTTCAATGGTGGTTATGCTATTGTCATTAATAATGGCAAGTCTACACCATTGTACTGCTTATATAATGACCCCGTAGCGGGTTCTTCTTTCCAAGAGCTACCTAACTGGAACTATATCAGTGGCCTCACAGTCTATGCCGCTGTTGTTCGGTCTTTGAACTACTCATTAGTTGCAGCTAACCTAACACTAACACAAGGTGGAACCACCACGTATGCCCCGGGAACTATCAGGGTGTCTGTGCAAGCAGCCACGGGTGCTATACCAACAGTGTGGTTACCGGGCCTAACCACGGATACCGCAGACGAATTTGAATTAAGTTCCACAAGCCCGGTATTGGATATGATGGAACTTAGGGGTAATATGTTTGTATATTCGCAAGATAGTATAAGCGTATTAACCATAGGGCAGACAACACGGGTGTCTCCTTACTCTAAGACATACGGTATATTAGGGACAGACTGCGTATGTGAATTTGATGGTAATCATTTTGTTGTGGACAGGAATGATATCTATGTGCACAACGGCTCTGGCGCTATTAATTCTATTGCTGACTTTAGGATTAAGAAATATTTCTTTAGTAACCTTAATCAATCACATATTGATAAGGTAAACGTTATTAGAGACATACGCCATAAAGAGATTTGGATATGCTACCCTAAGGGTACCGCTACGTCCTGCACCGAAGCTCTAATATTTCAATATAAAAACAATACGTGGACTAAACGTGCTTTAGGTAATATAACATATACGTTTACTGGCCCTGCCAACACTAGTAATTCCTGGCAGTATGGTATTGACGCTGTGTACCTGTGTACTACAGGAACACAAACACTTATGACTAATGATAGTTATCTTATGTGGAACGGGTCTACCCTAGCTTCTTATACTTCTTATGCCGAAAAGCTAAAGATGAACACAGGGGATGTTAGCGGGAGTTCTTATATCAATGCTATATACCCTGTGTTTGATAGGGTGCCTAGTGGATCCACTATAACTATCCGTGTATCTGGACAGAATGGTTATGTAGATAATGCTGACCTTTCAGTAGATGGTTCTAATAGAACAACCTTTTTGTTTGATGATTCAGCTCAAAACTCAAAGAGATACAAAGTAGATCCGAGAGCTAATGGCCGTTTATTTAATTACAGGATCTCTGCTCAAGGAGAGTGGAGGCTAGCCACATTATCAGTGGATGCCCAACAAGCAGATAGGAGATAAATGTATACCCCACCAACAACAGGTAATAATGATTTAGACTCGTTTCTTTACCAAGTATATTTAGATGTAACAGGGCAAGTAACAGGGGATAACCTAGTTTCCAACAGTACTGACGGGACTATTAAAGATCCGGCTGGGGTTATTGTGGGATACCTGTACAGGTATATACATGTTAAATATGCTGACGATAATGTTGGTACGGGGCTATCTAATTCACCTACTGGCAAAGATTACTATGGTATATACAATAGTGATAGCTCAACTGAGAGTACAACGCCTGCTAGCTATACTTGGTACAAGACCGCCACTAACATGGGCACTACAGACTTTCTTTGGTACAAGTCTGTTGGCGGAAGAAAAATAAACCTATTTATAGGAGCCACCCCAGAAGACGCTAATTGGATTAGGGATGATGGTGCTGTAATTGACCTAGATTTATTCTACACCACACTCAGATTGGTTGTGGAGAGAAACCTAGATATTGTCCAAGCAACCGATTCGGGGGTTGTGTCTGCGCTACCCGCTGCTACTGTAGCTAAGGTTTATCGTGGGGATATACAAGTTACAGACAATGTTGTATTCTCAGGTACAGCCACACAAACGGGGCTAACTCTCACTATAAACGCTACAACGGGTGTTATCACGTTCTCACAGACTAGCTGGCTAAGTGATACAGAAATCTTCACTATCACCGCCACAGTGCTAGGGACAACCTATACTGACACCTACACAATGGCTAAGGCTAAGAGTGGGACAAACGGAACTAGTGGATCCAACGGTAGCGACGGGGTTAGGGGGACGGTACAGGCACACATAAGCCAAGCGTGGGATTCCTCGGCCCCTCTAGCCGCATTTAATGCTATCCGCGCAATATGTAACGCTTCTGGGTCGGTACCTAACTACCCAATTAAAGGGGACATAGTATTCTATACGGGAGGTGCTAAGGAATGTACCTCCGCTAGTTCTAACTATGCGCTAGTTGGTTGGGGTGCGGTTACAGCCTACATCGATGGCAGCTTAGTAGTGTCTGGCTCGCTAGCTGCAGACAGGATTACTGCAGGAACCATATCTGCTATGGTATCGATTGATTCTGCTGGGGGTATAACCTCAACCGGGGCAATGGCAGCCTATGGTCTTAACCCCGCGTCTACTGTTACGGTTATTGGTGGGTTCACCAACCTAGAATCCTCTATCGAGGCTATAGGTAGCTCCGCCGTTTCTAACACGATAAATTATAGGGCGGGATTACATGCTAAAGCTAGCGCAACCAACTCAACAAATAATATTGGTGTTCTTGGTGAGGCCACTAATGGTTCCATAAACCCCTCTGGTCATGGTGTAGTCGGATCTGGTACTGCGTCTGGTGGATATTTTGAATGTACTAGCGGTTTAGGTTACGGTCTATACGCTAAGAATGCCAACAACTCTGCACAAGCTTTTTGGGCAGATGGTGGATCGAAGTTCACTGGGCCTATGGTTGCTCTATCTAGTATCAACGCTGCTGGTGACGTAACTGCCTATGGTAGTTCGGACAGAAGGCTTAAAAAGAACATCAACAATATAACCGATGCGGTTAACAAGGTAGAAAAGTTAAATGGTGTTATGTTTGATTGGAAGGCTAGTTACATCAAGAAGGCAGGGGGTGTAGACGGATACTTTGTTCGTGAGCATGATACAGGTGTTATAGCTCAAGAGGTTCTAGTGATAATGCCTGAAGTAGTCGGTGAGAGACCCGATGGAACCCTGGCAGTTAAGTACGAGAAATTAGTTCCACTGCTTATCGAGTCCATAAAAGAGCTTAATCAGCGAATAAAGATACTGGAGAATAAATGACAACACCCTCTGGCACTATAACACTGTCTAATGTACAGACTGAGTTCGGGGGGACTAATCCAATTAGCCTATCGGAGTATTACGCTGGGGGCTTATACGTGGCTCTTGCAGTTACTGGTGTGCCAACATCAGGCACAATTAGTATGAATAATCTTCGTAACAAAACCTATGTGCCCTCGGCTGGTTATTCTGTGGGGCTATCTGCCACTAGCATAAACGAAGGTTCGTCTGTTACCTGCACCCTTACAACAACGGGGGTGGCAGATGGAACAGTTCTATACTGGACAACAGGCACAGTAACCGGGACTATAAATGGTGCTGACTTTTCAGACAGTGCTACTTCAGGAAGCTTCACTATCACTTCTAACTCCGGCTCATTCTCTAGGACACTAACCAATGATGTTACAACAGAAGGTACTGAAGCCTTTAACCTACAGATACACACGGGATCAACAGCAGGCCCGGTTGTAGCAACGAGTGGGACTATAACTGTAGCAGATACCTCAGTTGCACCAACATACTCCGCATCGTGGTCGCCATCATCAATCTCTGAGGGGGAGTCAAGTACCCTAACTCTGAATACAACAGGCGTTACAACAGGTACAACAATATGGTGGACTCAGACAGGCACAGCAACTGGTGCGGACATCGTCGGCAGTCCTCCGTCTTCTGGAACCATAACAACCACAGGAAACTCAACAACAGGGACGTATTGGGCGGTCCTTGACGGAACATCGGAGAGCACCGAGACATGGACTGTTAACTTCCAAGCCACTTCGGGTGGTGCGAACGTGGCGTCGGCAACTCTAACTATATCTGATGCTCTTGGCACGGTCACTACGCTTTCGCTTACTAAGACAGGCGGGGCTAGTCTGGGGGTTCCAGTATCCCTGACAGCGCAGATAACATCTATAGTTGCCTACCCTGTAAGCAGAGCATTCGATCTGCAATATAGTTTGAACGGGGGTGCATATTCGGCCTTGTCCACACTTACGGTTGCAGCTTCAGCTACCAGCTCATCAGCTACTACAATCTATAGCACCGCGACAACTACCTCAGGCCCTTATACAATCCTTACCAAGACTGTTTTGGCTGGGCATACTGACAAGGTTTCTAACTCACTAACTTCGACATACCTATGAACATCGAACTACTAACCAGAGAACAAGCGGTAGCCTCATGGCCTACCCTTGAACCAATGTTCCAACGAGCAATGGACAAGGGGCAGGGGGAGTCTACCCTAACAGATTACCTACAGAAGATCTTAAATTATCAGGCGCAGTGCTGGGCAGTGTACGAGGGTGGAGTAATTACTGGTGCGGGTCTTACGGAGATCCTAACCTACACACAGCATAAGACCCTGCATATCATCCTGTTTACGGGTTTGGAAACAGCGGTTACTCCTAGGATAATGGAACTTGTAGATCAGTTCGCCAGAGACCAAGGCTGTTGTGCCCAAGAGAGTTGGGGGCGTAAGGGGTGGGCTAAGATGTTGCCTAAGCAGATCCCCGGATTCTTTGAAGCGTATACGGTAATGAGGCGGTCGCTATGAGTACTACATACAGTATTTACTGGTTGCACCTTGATACCCACACGGACTATAATACACAAGGGTATATAGGGGTTTCTAATAATCCTGAATATCGCTTGAAGCAACACAAGAAGGATAGCAAGAAACTCATTAACCACATACACAAGGCTTTAGCTTGCTATGGTGGCTCAGTAAAACAGAAGGTATTAGCCAGTGGTCTCGATAAAGAGGCTGCATTTCTAGTTGAGCTTATGCTACGCCCTAAGAAGTGTGTTGGTTGGAATATAGCAGTAGGCGGCTTCTTTTCCCCTGACAACGTAGGACGTAAGCACTCTGAGGAATCTAGGAGAAACATGGGGCTATCTCATATAGGAAAAAGCAAGAATGCTGGGCTATCTAACCCCAACTGCACGCTAAAACCAGAAGTAATTATTGCGGTATACAACGATATAGCAGCGGGTATTAAGCAATCCCATATAGCCCGTAAACACTCTGTTACTGACTCCTCTGTCTCAGCTATCAAGTTGATGAGAAGGGACTACTATAAACAAGTCATCAACAACTATCTAGGAGAAACAAATATGAATGAGGTGAAATTATGAGTAGTGGTGGCGGTGGTGGAACAACCACAACAAGCAGCATCCCAGAATGGGCACAACCATACATGAAGAAGGTTGGTGATACTGTCGAGGGAGCATTTAGTGGTGGTGACTTGGGTAAGGTTGCTGGTGCTACGGATAACCAAAAATCAGCATTCACTACAGGCTCAAAGGTAATTAGTGACAATGGCTCTAGTGGCTTAGGTTATCTGGATCAACAGCAGGCTCGTCTTAATGGTATGGCAGCATCCCCTTCAGCAGCAACCCTAGCAGCACAGAAGAATGCTGTTATGTTGGATGCTCAGAAGAATGTAGCGGGGCTTACAACTGGTTTTGGTGGTAATGGCACCCTAGGCTCAGCCAGACAAGCCGTTATGCAAGGCTCTCAGAATGCAGATACAACTGCTAAGCTTGCTACAGTAGATGCTAACTACGAAGACGCCATGTTTAAGAATAGGCTCTCTGCTGAACAAGCACTGCAGGGTTCTACAACAACTTCTTCCGGGATTGTCAACCAAGGAGTTAGTGCTATTGCTAACTTGGGTAATCAAGAGCGTACAATCAACCAACAAGAAGCAGATGCACCTTGGCAAGCTATACAGCGGTATGCCTCAACAATCTATGGTAATCCTACTCGCCAGAGTACTACACCGAATGGGGGTAAATAATGGGCGGTCCCGTCGGAACAGTAACATCAGCTATGGCACAACCACAGCAGCCAGCACCAGTAGATTTTAAAAGCTTAACGAGCGGTAGCAGTGCCAGTGATATCGGTTCTGCTTATGGCGCTTGGGCTAACGCTAATGGTGGGGATAATCCAATGAATAGGTCTATTGCCGGGAAAAACCTACAAGGTATTGGGGTTGGTGATGAAACCATTAATGGTGGACTACAGTCCTACCTTACACCCAAGCCACCCTTAGCCTCCTCAGCGCCTTCTCAGCCCGGTATGGGGGGTAAATAATATGGCTAATAGAGACCCGTGGGACTGGACCCAACAGAGCCCACAAGCTAGCCCACTATCAGGGGCTAATATACAACCCTCACAGGCTACCCCACCACAGATTAATGCTGCTCCACCCCCGGGTATTGTAGGAACGATTGCTCCATTGGTTGAGGCTAGGGTTATTGGTAAGGGGTTAGATAAGGCTGAGAAGGGTATTGCGTCATTTAAATTCGATCCTAACTCCACGACAGGTGGCTTAGGCAAGGCCTCTGGTTTAGTCGGTGGTAACTCAGCAGAGGTTGCTGCAGCTATTCCTGCGACTGATGCTGTGGTAGTTCCAGTAGCCAACTATGCAGGACCTCTCGCCTCATATGGTGGGCAGACAACAGCTGGCGGTGCTCTCGTTGAGGGTGCTGGTGTTCTTGCTCCTGAAGCAGCGGCTATGAGTATCGCTCCTGAAGCTATTGCAGCGGGTATTGCTCCTGAAGCGATTATGGGTGCGCAAGCGGCATCCACAGCAGGTCTAGCGAGTGCAGCACCATTAGCAGCAGGTGGAGCAGCGGCTGAAGCAGGAACTATGGCAGCACTCGCATCTAACCCAGTTGGTTGGGCTATTGCTGCTGGATTACTTGCTAAGCAGCTTAAGATATTTTAAAAGGAGAACCTATGTTAGCCCCATTGTCAGGCAAGCTTAAAATGAAGATGATGTTGGATCAAGCCAAGTCACAAGCAGATGAACAGCGTAAGCAAGAAAAGCATGATCTCACACTTGATGCACAAGCAAAGAAGGCTAACTTAGGTTTCCAGTTTGCTACTCGTGATCAGATCATTAAAGAGAAGGCTAAGACTAGGGACCTAGGGCTAGCGCCCTCCCCCGTGCCTCCTCTCAACCCTATCCCAGAGATGGAAGAAGAATATGACCAACCTACGAACCCTGAAGCTGGGCCTAGTGATGTTGTCCCTGCTATGCTTGCAGAAGGGGAGGCAGTTATTCCCGCTAAGGCTGCACAAGATCCAGAGAACAAAGCAGTAATTGCCTCTCTTGTTAACGAAGGAAGACAAGGCTTTGCTAAGGGCACAGTAAGTGTTCCTAAGCCCGGTAAGAACCGTACTGGTATCGTTGAGTATGATAATTTGTTACCTACTATCCCTATTGTTGGGGTGAGAAGGAAGCTTAAGGGGTATGCTGCTGGATCGGTTGATATTGGGGATGAGCGCGAGAATTACATGGCCTTGGCACGTACCCTTGGTCGTGTATCCGCTGATAAAGAACCAGAAAGCTTTGCCATTATAGCCAAAGAGTTACAGGATCAAGCAGGTGTAGTTAACAACGGTCGTGTAACACCTGTTGTGGATGTTAACGCCATACCCCGGGCACAAGCGGATTATGACGAAATTGTTAGAGAGATGTCTCGTAACAAAAGCCCAGATGCACAAGCGATACTTCAGGGTGAGTTAGACAAAGCTAAGAAAACGCTAGCTATGAAAAGTCCCTTGTATGATGTGCAGGTGGCTTCGCCAGATTCATTCACGGGTGTAAACCCAGACAGCCCCAACAAGAACTTACGTGCTCAAGGCACTAATGCAATACTACAGCCTAATGGAACAGTAACCACCACTAACACCAGTATCAACGGGGCAACAGCCCAAGGTATCCCGCCTATCCAGACATTAGATCAGTTCAACGATTGGAAACGTTCTCGTCATCCGGGCTATGTTGATCCACCACAGATTGATGCACTCGCGGGTATGCCTAGGAATGAAGCTGGGTTAGCCGGGGCAGAGCTACAGCCAGTACCCCAGCCAGAGCTAACAGACCCAGTAGCTATCAATGCTCACCTTGGCTTTGTTGGTAATGAGTTCAGTGATCGTATTGGTCTGGAAGCAGATACACAAAAGGCTGCGGTAGCTAGTGGTGAGAAGACAACAGAAGAAGCGACAAGCTTCATGCAAGACTTCTTGTCAGGTATCTTCGGCAAAGACGGTATCATAAACTCCAAGACCCTTAGTAGGTTCGCCTTGCTAGGCGCTGGTGGTTTGATGACTGGTGGCTCGGTGAATGGTAGCCTTAAGTATGCTGCATTGGATTCGTTGAAGCAGTATGATTCGGGTAACCAAGCCCGTGCTGCTTCTGCTGCTGAACAGAGTAAGAACACCCGGGAACTAGGTGAGTCACGACAAGCTCAATACAATACAGCCTTGGCTACTACAGAGGTAACCCCCGAAGTCAAGCGTAAAGCAATTGAGATGGCAGGTGGCGGTACTGTATCGAATTACAACCAAGCTATCCAGTTCCTTGCTGCTAACTCTCAGGCTAAACCCTCTAAGGAAAACCAGCCTAAGTATGAGATGGGTTACGTTGGTGACACCCTTGTCCCTATCGTTATTCATAATGGAAATCGTTACCAGCAGTCACCAGACGGGAAACTCTTTACACCTAAACAGCCAGTATTAACTAGTGCTGAGTATGGTGACTTCGACAGGCGCACAGGTGATGACTTCGTTGCTCGTATTACTCCTGAGCTAGAGCTAGAGACAGGCCCAGACGGTAAGCCGATCGGTACGGCTGCAGCCACTTCAAAGGCTAAACAAATGTCCACTTGGTTCTCGGGTATGCGTAAGGACTTTGGGGGTGCTCTAGACCACTCAGCACTTGGGGCATTGCAAGCTAACACAGTAACACAACTCAAGGAGTCTGGTAAGCTGAACTCTCGCCTGTCTGAGGCCGGGTATAAAGCAGCCTTGTATGGTAATGCAGCTATTGCACTCCACCCGAACGATAAGAGCTTGTTTATGACACAGCAAGGTGACAAGACGGTACCACCATCTGGTGAGTCACTTGTTAAGTTTGGTTCTGCTGTGACTAATTATGCTAAGAAAGAGAACATTCCTTTTGAGAAGGCATCCTCTGATCTTATCAATGCTTGGAAGCTGCTACAACAACAAGACCCCAAGAAGGCTCAGCGTATGACCACAATGGCTAATGCAGTTAAGGATCAAACAATATCCCCAATGATGTTTTGGGCCGTGACAGAAGCAAATAAATAGGAGTACTATGGACGATTACCTGAAACAGGCTAAGGAGCTACGATTAAAAGCGGAAGCTGGCCAAGAACCTTTGCCAGAATTCTCTGTTGATGGTAAGCCCGTGGCACAACAAAGACAAGTGGATGCTGACACCCTTAATCTTGGTGGTGAAGCATTCCGGTTGAAGGGGTTTAATGCCCCTGAAATCGCTAAGAATCGGGCGGGGGTCTACACCCCGTCTGATGTTTCTAATGACCCCACTGAGCAGAACATGCGGAAGGTGGCTAGGCTTGGTGGTTACACTAACCTTGCCAGAGATGGTAAGGATGCCTATGGCCGTACGGTAGCGGATCTGGGTGGCCTTGGTGATACAATGACTAGCCTAGGCCTCACCGATATTAACTCTTTCTCTAATCCTGAAGCCATTCAACAAGGAATGAACTACAGCAATGCCAGTTCCTTGTTCCCAGAAGAAGCTAAGAAGGACCCATTGCTTGCTCTGTCTATGCAGAACAAGATTGATAGTCCTACTGTTCTGGTTCCTAAAGTTACTGTCCTGAATAAGTCGCAGTATGCAGAGACCAACCGTATGGCGGGGGTTGCAGCAGCTTCCGAAGCGGCTAAGGAGGTTGATCGTCTTACAAAGATACTCAACACCGAGCAACTACGCCCGGAACTTCGGGAGAAACTAACTAAGCAGCTAGGCATGGCGCAACAGCAGGTGTTCCTTGCTGCATCCACCCCAGCTATTGCGGGTAATGTATTGATCAATGACCAAGATCGTTACTTAGACAACCAAGCTAAGTCCCAGTTTTCTACTTCCCTGCACAATGCAGGATTAGAAATGCTCAGGCAGCTTGGGGGTATTGGTGAGATCTCTGGTGATCAACTCAAATGGGATTGGTTAGCTGATAAGGGCAAGAGCTATGCTCAGACCATTAAGGCCGAGCAGAATGATCTACCTGATACACTAAGCAGCTTTAAGGATATCAAGACAACTGATACTTGGTCTACAGTCAAGGACACCACTACATATCTAGGCAATTTAATGGCAGGTACACTCCCATTCGTAGGTATGATGACAGCATCTACCCTAGCTACAGGGGGTATGAACCTCCCGGGCTTAGCTGCTATGGGTGTTGCTTCTATCCCAAGTGCTCTTATGTATACTGGTGGCTTCTACAATGACCAACCCGAAGGCAAGAAGAATGCGCCACTAGCTCTGTCTATGGGTGTGGCCTCTGGTGTTTTAGACACGTTTGGTCTTGGTGAGATGGCATTCAAACATGAACTGTTTAGTATTGCTGGTAAGAAGGAGTTAGCTCAAGCCATTATCAAGTCTGGTAAGGCGGGTTCATTAGAAGAAGCTGAGAAGCTTATTGAGGATGCCACTAAGAAGCAGCTTGTTGATCTATCAACCATCGGTTCGGCCTTTGCTAGGTATCAATACCAATCCAAAGAAGCAGCATTACGCGGCTTGGGTTCCCTTGCTAAATCCACCGCTACCGAGGGTACCACTGAAGCACTCCAACAAACTGCCGAGATGGTGGCTAAGGGTGGTGAGTGGAATATGGATGCTCAATATGAGCGTGACTTCTACCAGCAGCTTCTTGACGCGGCTGTTGGTGGTGGCGCTATGGGCGGTGCATTCCACTCAGTAGGTGCGGTAAAAGATGCGGCTAGCTGGCATGCACTTGCTAATGCGGGTGAAGCCTTCCAAGGCACCATGACAGAGGCACAACGTTTCCAAGCGGATAATCGTGAGAAGCTACTCGATAAATATGAGGGTGTTGCTGACCCAGAACAGTTTGGTGGTTACACTGATGTGAAACAGATGGCTGGGCAAGTTAGTTCTATGCCTACCAATTCACTTGAGCATGACATCCATAAGATACCTGTGGCTGATGGTGCATGGAACAGCTTTAAAGCTATTGTAACGGATCCCGCTAAACTACTTAGACAGCTTGTTGATACCGCCATTCCTACTATTACAAATGAAGATGGAACGTTCAAGACTAACCTAGCCTACATCAAGGCTATTATGGGTGGATCTGGTATACTCCCGGGTGACAGCGCAGCAGGATATAAGCAGCGGCTCATGGGTCGTTGGGACTCGTCCACGGCTGAGGAACTGGCTACAAGCCTTAGGACTAGTGTGGCAAGAGCTAATGCTATGGTGCGTGAAGCTTGGCAAACCACTTGGTCTAAGAACGAGAAGCTTGATCCCACTAGCCCACTACAGCAATGGAAAGATAGGATGGACTCTACGTTAGCTGACATGTATAATGTGGCTTCCGAGGCTGGTGTGGATACTAGTGAAGTGGCTAGCCCACATGCTATGTTTGAGAGTTCGGCTGTACACCCAGAGACCATCATAGCAAACAAAGAGAAGATCATAAATGAGTTGGTCAACACTGGTGTTGCAAATCGAGCTATCGCTAAGGGTGCATTGGATAATCTGCTGTCGGGTGACCGTACTAAGGCCGCTAATGCTCGTGCATTCCTTGCTGAGCATGGTATGTTTACTAACCCCAAGCTTAATAAGTACTTGGAGAGCAACCTGTTCACTAGCATGGAGAACTTGAAGGATCGTCTTAGTTCTGCAGCAATGCACTCCACTTATTTAGGTCAGGATGGGTCTAACCTTGTTAAGCTCCTTGATCGTGCCCTGGCTAATGGTGAGCTTACGGAAGAAGAATACAAGCTTACCGCTAAGGAAGTAAAGGACTGGTACGACATAACTACGGGGCAGTATCATCCCTTGGATAAGACACCAAGACTCAAGAAGGTATTGGGGTGGGCAACCACACTAACCATGCTGGCTAGCCTAGGTAAGGCGGCTCTAAGCTCACAGGTAGAGCTTGCTATGTCTACCCTAGGTACGCCGGGTGACTTGGTAAACAAGCAGATTAAGAGCTACACTA